TGACGCCGGGCTCCCGCGTGTCGGCGCTGCCCATCCCGATCCCGCTGCTGGGCCTCGACGGCGGGCTGGTCATCATGCCAGCGTGGCAGCAGATCCACGAGTGCCGACAGCCCAAGGGCGACCCGCCCGGTCAGGTGCCGACACTCAAGCCGCTGTCGGCGACTGGAGACAAGCCGATCCCTGTGACTGGGAGCGGACACTAATGACTGCCATCAACGACCTGATCGAGCGGAACCGCAAGGCACACGGCAATACAGACCGCCAGTGGAAGACCCAGCAAGGAAAGTACACCGGCGAAGACTGGTTAGTGTGCACCCTCGGATACGACTCGGAATCTGATGATGATTGGAATGTCACGACCGATCATATCCACGCCTCCGAGTCAATCGGGACGGCAAAGGATGACGCTGAGTTCATCGCCCAGGCTCACAACGACATGCCGAAGCTCCTCGCGTGTCTGGAGCGGGCGGTGGAGGGATGGACCGAAACCTACATCTGTTCCCACTGTCGCGGGGGCGGGCTGGAACCTCCGGAGACTACAGAACTTCCAGGGGAGCGCGAGGACTGCCATCAATGCGACGGGTATGGGATCACGATTAACGGGGAGTCTCCGGTGCAATTCCTGAGTTCTCTCGACCGTATCGCCGCGAAGGAGCAGACCGAATGACTATCCCACCGACCGAAGGAATCCCGCAGCAGATCACCGCCAACGGCGTACGTCTGATCGACGGGCTCGGGCCGCCGCGAGTGCTGAACCTGCCGGGGCATCCAGGCTGGCACCTCGAGATCCGGCAGCAGGACAACGGGCCGCTGGTGGTCCACGCATGGTTCGGACCGGACTCCGGCGTGCTCGGCGGCTTACGGCACCTGTCGATCTACAATCGGGCGACGACTGGCGCTCCGGTGGAGATCAATCGGGACGGCTCGCCGATTCTGCTGTCTCCGCTGTCTGGGATCGGGTGGAGCCAATACGCCGACATGGAAGGTGAAAACCCCTGGAGCACTTGGTTCTCGCGAGCCCTTTACAACGGCACCGTGGACGCTCCCGTGACCCGCTACACCGGCAGTAGCACCGTGAACTTCTTCTGCCCTCCGGGGATCTGGGCGCTGCGTGGGCCGGTCTCAAACTTCGTGCATTCCTACTTCAATCGCTACCTCCACATCCAGGACATACGGCCACGGTGGAACCTCGATGAGTACGGGCTGCCGCTCGGGTGGGATGGCGGGATTCCGGCACCGCTTACCAACTGGTTCGGCGAGTGGCACGAGAACGCACTCGGGTGTAACGCTGGTGACGCGCAGCACTGGGACTTCCAGGAGCTGTACTACGGCTACAAGGCGACGGGTGACCCGGCGTTTTTGCTGTCGATGATCGCGTTCTGGACGTTCAGCGCGGACAACTTCGGCTCGTGGCAGATGCGGGACGATCAGACCTACAGCGGGTCGATCCGCGTGCCTGGCTGGCTGCTGCTGGGCTCGGCGCAGCTCTACGACGCCTTGCCTCAGATGCCGATCTACGAGCCTCTACGGGCGCGTGTGCTCGAGCTGATGCGGTGGCACCTCGCCAACATCCGCGAGCGGCACCTGCTCATGTCTCCGTGGTATTACGGATCGAATCCATTCCGCTCTGAGCAACTCGACTACCAGTTCCCGTGGCAAGTCGCGGTGCTCGAGTTCGGGCTTCTCAACGTGGCGCGGCTGGTGCCAGCGTTGCGGGAAGATGCGATGGACTACGCTGGCGTGCTCAACGAGATGCTCTGCGGCTGGGTCCGGTACGATGGCTCGGTCTGCTACGCACAGGCGACGCACGTCTCCTGCGTCTGGACACACGGTCCCGGCGTCGCGTGGTGGCTGCTCCCGCCGCTGATCCTCTACCGGCAGATGACAGGGGGCGAGACCACACGCGCCGAATCCGTACTCGCGCCGCTGGTCCAAGGCTATTTCGGGGCCGGGCCGGATTCATTTTCAACCGTGGATCTCGCCGCGCCGCTGGTCGGATTCGTGGACGAAACCTGCTCGATGCGGGAGGAGACTTCGCCGTGACCTTCCTAGGTAAGACTTGTCTCGTGTCTGGAATCATCCTTCTGTGGGAGGCAATGATATTGGTCGTACTCGACCGACTTCACACGTTTCACCAGACTGAAATGGAGGCGTTCGTGAATGGGTGGCGGTACTGGCTTGCGGTCGCCGTGTTGATTGCGGCAGGAATCGTACTGCTGAAATTTGCGAGAATGAAGCCGTGACATTCCTCGGCCCGCTCAAGGCGCAAGAAGTCGAGAACTGCGACAGCATGTGGCAACTCACGGAGCCGCTCATCTACGTCGGCGCAACTCAGACGTTCGTCGTCCCTGCGGGATTCACCACTGACCTCGGTAGCGTGCCGTGGTGGGCAACGTGGCTGGTCCCGCGTGACGGCAAGGGGCGCCGCGCCTACGTGCTTCACGACTGGCTCTACCGATACACCGTGGTTTCCAGGAAAGACGCGGACGGCATCATGCGCCGGGCCATGAAGGAACTCGGCTGCGGACGGCGACGCTGGTATGCTTGGTTCGGCGTTCGCGTTGGCGGCATGTTCGCGTGGAACAATCTGAGAGAGGACGAGGTGGACTGATGGCAAAACGCGGATGGGGTCCACTCGCTGGAGTCGAGAACGGGTGGCGCGTTACCACCGTCAAAGATGGTCGTGTCCTACTCGTAAACGACATGACATTTTCAAGGGTGCTTGAATTTGGAGCTATGCCAATGATCATCCACATCATCGAAGAGAATCTCGAGGACTGCTGTACGATCCGGCTGATCGAGCCGCGTACGGACGGCGCGCTTCAGCAGGCAGACTGGCAATGTCGCCAGTGCGGCGAGGTCATCGACGTGGACGAGCTGCCGTGCTTCCACGAGTGCTCGAGACCCGAGAAGATGGAGGAGCCAGATGGCTAGTTCACCGCATATCAATCTCACTCGGCCACTATCAGACGATCATACAATGACGGTGACACTGACAGTGACGCGCAGGGCCAGAATCAGGATCTGGTTCGCCATGCGCATTCTCCGTCTGTCGGTCTGGGCAATTGGTCTATTCTTGGGGTGCGAAGCAAAAGCCGTTCTTGAAAAGAGGTTCTGATGAAAGCTGTTCTCATCCTACTCCTGACCCTATCCGGCTGCGTGTCACCCGGCACGTCGATCGACATCGAGCGCGACCCGGAGACCGGGGCGATCCACGCGAACCTCGAGCGCGGCTGGCTCGCCGGCCCGGTGGACATCACCGGCGAGTACACCGCGCCCGACGGGACACATGTTGAGTTCCGCTGGAAGGCCGAGATCGACCTGGAGGCGGCGCAGTCCGTGGCCGCGCTTCAGCAGGCGAACATGGCGAAGGCGCTGGAACTGGCTGCGGCTGCTGCGAAGTCGGCGGGTGGTGCGCCGTGAAGGTTCGATTCAAGCACCACGAGCGACGCCGCATGCGAGAGCTGGTTCAGAAAGGCTAACGCCGGGAGCGTTCCCGGCACCGCTGGGCCGGCTGGCAGAGGTGTTGCCGGCCCGGCGATTCTTGAAAAGATGGGCGCTGTTGCCGGGCTGATTCCCGACCGGATCTGGTACGGAGGATGACCTGTGAGCAGACTGAAAGCATTTGAGTCCATTCACCCCAGAGATATCACCGCATGGTATCTATACCATGGCATTAACAAGACCGGGTTCCTCGGTGTGAAGAAGAAGAGGAGTGGATACGAGGCGTACATCAGGGTGCGCGGCAGGTTCAAGAAAGTCTACTGCGGACATGGAAAAACCGCCGAGGAAGCCGCGATGAAGTATGACGAGATGGCAATCAGGCTGTTTGGGTCTGATGCCGTGACGAACTTCAGATCATGAGATCTGCTGCTGAATGGGCCTACCACCGGATCTTTGTCGCCACCCACGCACTGACGAGTCCGAACAAGGTGATTATGAAGGACCGATTCCACCAGCGCTGGCTGTCGTGCCGATCCTCCAGGATGGCTACCTGCGTGTAAAGTCGCTTCAGCCGGTCGACCGACGCCTCGATCCGATCGAGCTGGCCGCTCTCTCCGCAAACGTGACCGTCGATCCGGGCCATGAGCCCGCCAACCTGTTGATTCAGGTTGGTGAGCTTTGTTTCGATCCTCTCGAGTCTGTCTTCTACCGGCATGGGATCGACCCCCTCACGTCTGTCGTTTTTGTGGATTCGCCATCTGGTAAGGTCTCAATCCGTTCTGATGCGCCAGAACCGCCAGATTTCGCGCAGAAACGGGCCACCACGCTACGCGGTAGTGGTGGTTGGCACCCATACAGCCACATAGATCCCGCGTCGCGTAGCGAGCTCCTGGGCGCTTCTCACGTGAACTAGCCGTGGCTCCCTGAACATGGTCAAATACTCGCCAGCTCTCGCAGCACCCCGCCATCGTTCGCGTAGATCTTGGCATTGGTCCCCTCGTCTAGCACTTGGATCACCTCGCCGTGGATCATCTCGCGATACAGCCACCCACCATAGTACATCGCCAGCTCTCCATCATGCCCCAGCCAATTGTTGATCCCTCCAGACGCGACATAGTAGCAGTCGCCGTCGCTCTCCCCGCCAGGAGGCGAGATCAGATCCTTGTCGATCACGATGGGCCACGGGCGATGTGCAGCCCGATTCAGGTGATCGTTGACCGTTTCAGCCCCCTCTGTCTGGTACTGCACATAGTATTCGCCGCCGAGCACTGATTGCACCATCTCTCAGATCTCCCACATCTTGTTGAGCGTCCCGAGATTGTTGTACCACATCGAAATCGAGTAGGTGCTCCCCTCATCGACGATCATTAGGATCTCCCCGTCAATCAGATCGCGGAAGCGCCATCCGCAAAACCACGTCGCCACCTCTCCGTCATGCCCAGCCCACGCACCTGATCCAGTCGCCGCGACCAGCCAATTCTCACCCTCATTCTCACCGCCTGGCGGGGCGGTCAAGTCACGATCTTGAATCACGAGAATCGGGCCGTGTGCGTAGCGATTGAATGCCTCGTTGATCGTCTCTTCCTTGAGATCCTGACCTTCAATCTGAGGCTCTCCACCGAGAATCGCATGCACAGTCATTTGTCAGCCCTCAGTCCTTATGGCGTCGTGTAGATGGAAACGTGAGTTCCGGCGGCATTGAAATACACTCGCCCGCGCGTCGGAGATCCAGTGCCCTCGTCTAACACGCTAAAGATCTCTCCGTCGTTGAGGTCTCTATAGAACCACTCGTCATAGTACATGGCCACATTTCCATCGAGCCCAGCCCACACGTCGACAGCGCTCGTACCAATGACCCACGCTTGGCCGTTGCTTGGAGTGAACCCAGTCGGATCATTCACTGTCCGACTCTCTGCTACCAATTGAGGCCCTCTTGCCACGGCGTTCTTGTGCTCTCCGAGCGTGATATGGCCGTTCTTTTGCCCAGAGATGTAGCGCGGTACATTGAGAATCTCTTGGTCGGTCATAGCGTCCCCACCTCAGACGTTGCGAGCGCTAGCCCACCAGTCGGAGGTCGGTATGTTGCCTCCGATTGGACGTGCAGCGTCTCACTCCAGTTTCCTTCAATCACAACCGCACCGATCTGCCGAATCCGCACCCAGAACTCATCGCCGGGGGTGAATCCATCCGTTGTTTGTAACGCATTCGTATAGCTGAACTCACATACCCTGTTGTCGTCATGTAGCAGGTACTTGTAAACACGCGCAGATGCCAACGACGACAGCCCCGAATCGAAGTAGATTTCTACCGTGTACTTCTCGCGTCCATACAGTTTCGCATGTAGGAATGGACCTGTGGGATCTTCATCTGGTAACCGCGTCTGATGTAGCCAACGCAGCTTGACCACATTCTCTGGGTCGGTTCCGCCAAGCCCGTATTGATCGCCGCGTAGATAGTGGAGATGTACCGGCCTGAACGGCCTTTGAGATTCGCCGCTAACGTAGGCATGAAACATCGTCGTGAGAGCGTCCCCGGCTGTGCTCTCAGAGCAAACGGATCGGTAGAACCTGTGAGTCCTATACTTGTTGTCGCCGAGCGTGATCTGATGCATTGCCGTTGGCTCGTAGCGCAGCGCCACATCGGATACCGCATGCCCTGACGTATGGTCTGCTGTATCGCGCAGACCACGGATTAGATGCGACAATCTGTATGATGTATTGGTTTCTACCGCAGTAGCAATCACGCCTGCTGTCAACGTCTCATCAACGAGTGTGTCGCCTTGCAGGACGGAAATCACCATCTGGTTCGCGGTGCCGCCACTGCCAAGCGCAACGATGAATTCCACGCGATCGTTGCCGATAGGCTCTTTCGCGTTGTTGACGAAGCCCCGCAACCGCACGAGTTGGCCTACGGCGAATCCGTCTCCAGCCCATGTACCGCTCGCCCGCGTTATGATGTGCGCGGAAGCGCTCACGGACATCGTTTCTGACGCCGACACCGCTGCTAACGTTGCTATGTCCCGCGCTTGTACAACCTCATCTCCGATCAAGAACCGATTCCTCGTGGTAACAACGAATTCCTCGTCAGTGATGCTCTCGAGTTCATCGCCAAGGTGATGCATGCAGATGTCGATCTCGCTCTCAGTGTCGAGATATGCCCCCCATGCCGCATCAGCTTGCGCAGGAGCTGCTGCTAATGCAAAACCAACCGGGTATTCGCGCTTATACTCTTGCGCGGTCAATTCGGTCCATGCACCTGTTCCGGTCAAACTGCGGTACACGGTAGAGCCATCGAAGTTTGCCGAGTGATTGAGGAATGCATGCGTGAATACAAACGTGAGCGCTGACGCAGAAAACGCTGAGACCGGCGGCGCGCTGATGATCTGCGTTATCATCGCCTGCTTAAAGTAGTCGTCGCCATCGTCCGGGCTGTCGCCATCACCGATGCCTGGTTCACTGTCGTCGGCAGCGTCAATCGTATCGCCAGGGCTATCAGTGCCCGAGAACAGCGCCGGAATAGAGGTCAAGAGGGCGGCATTGCTATTGCGGATCTCGACAACTTGCCCCGTCACAGTTACCATGAAATTGTTTCCAATGGTGACTTCGTCAGCCCGAATGTAGTAGCGCTGATCATCGTCAGAATTGACGACAGCCAGAATATCCTGGCACTCAACATCCACGTAACTTGGCGACAGATTGATGACGGCCTCGATGTTCTCCTTGTGTGCCTCAACAATCCTTCGGCACGCGATTCTCCGAGACGCCTTTTGCGAGAGCACCAACGGCAGGTCGATCTCTACCACATTGACGCCGTTTGTATCTGCGTCATTAACCAGTCGTTTGCGTGTTGAATCGCGCTGGAATTCCATCTTCTGCGAATAGAAGCCGACATCGACTTCAGTCGGAACCTTGTTTAACGGAGTAGATCGATGGAATTGAATCGGGCGTTCCGATCCGCTTTTGTCTTCAGACGCCCCAACATCAGCGCAGCCGATGATAGCTCCGGATTCGTCCAGCAAATCAGTTACAGGGTAGATCTCCTCATCGCCACGATCATAGAAATACGCCTTTCCAGCACGCTCACGATGCCATAGGTCGTATCCCATCTTGATTGTTTCGATCGCTTCACGCGCAGTTGTCGGACCTTCCCAGATCGCTCCCTCAAACTGACCATCTGCCACAATGGTTGATGCATCTCCGGTAACGCTTGTGTTGTCTCCTCTTGCATTCGAGACATCAATCTCACCGAGTGATCGGTTCGGATCTTTCTTCCAGATGTCAGAGATCGCATCGCTCACGAGGTAAGAGAGATCATCCACCTGAATGACCGCCTCCCAATCTGTCGGAATCGAGTTGCCAAACTTTTCGAGCTTCAGCGCTTTGATGACGATGTAAGCACAGTACCTATGCGCTGGGACTCTTCCAGACCCCTTTTCGTTCTCGAAATCAGAATCAACAGAGCCGTCTATTCCGCCCTTGTGGATATTGAGGCGCGTATAGTACTTCGAAGATGCGGCCGACGTGATCGTCCACACCTTGATACCACCAGCATTGATCGTGATGAAGTCGCGGATCTTTCCCGCGTCATTGATACCGCTCAGCCCGATGCCGAACGCAATGACCATTGTTACGCGCGTCTGCCACACGGTCTGATGTACCGTAACGCCTTCCTCTGTCAGATCGTTCTCGCCTTCAAAATCATTGCTGGTTTCATAGACGTTGTGATCGGAGCAATAGATGATCGTTCCAGCAACGCGAATTCGGCGGCCCTGTAATAATGGCATCCAGGCGCCTTCTGTCGCTATCACTGACCGCGAGTCGCGCAAGGCCTTGATGTATCGCTTCGCTTGGTTCTCGTTGCGGAAGACGTTCCCGAGCGCCGGCCCAGGGCCTTGCGTCCCGCCACCAGAGTCCCCGTTGTTAAGACCTAAGCTGCCCATTACAACACCATCGCTCCCGCCTTTGCCATTCGCTTGGCCGTTGGCATCATGGCGAAGCCTTGATAATTCGCGATGTTATCGAACTTTTTCCGACAATGACCATGCATCGACTTGTCGCAACCGCAGCGGATGGTGAATGTATCGCCAACTTCGATATCGTGCGGAGTCGGTGTCCAGAGCTGTAGAGTGGCATAGGTCCGGTTGAAGTACTGCACTTCATAACTCGACTTACCCGTGATGACATTGTTACCGCTCGTCCATGTCAACGTGCCATGCCGCCACCAGTTGTCCAGAATCGCCGCAGCATATCCGGATGCAGGATGCGTGTTAAAGTCGTCACTAACCCCGCCTTCGAATCTCATTCGTGCATGGTCCGGGCCATCACTCAGACTATCAACCACAGCAACCTCGCCATCCTTTGCCGCATAGTCTCCAGTTTCCTCTACCTTGCAGCGCTCACCGAAAAGATTCTCGTCGCAGCGTTTGTTATGCACGCGATTGAGGATGAACTCGATTTGCGCCATCAGCGAACGGATCTCTGCTGTCCACAACTCGCCAGAATAGTCAATGTCGTGCATCCAGTAGCGATCGTGCCGAAAGTGACCGGCCCACGGATAGCGCCAGTTCACGACGTAGATGTCCACCTGCGCACGGTCATACAATCCTTCTCGGATGCTCTGATGATTGATGGCAGGTGAGTCAAGGACAAATCCCTCGAATTCAGATGAGTCGGGCGTAGATTCTGCGGTCCACCGTTGCGAGGCAAGATTTGGCGCATTGGCCGGCGTGTACGTATACGCAGTGGAGCCACCCTCCTTGAACTCCAGCTCCATATCGTGATCCGTAAATCGTAGGATCGTAGCGTCTTGAAGAGTGAGCTTAAAGCATCGGCACCACGTCTTGGTGCGGTATCTCTTTAGCGTGCGCATTACATTGTCTAGCGGGATCATAGGTCTATCAGGGCATGTGTAGAGACATGCCACGTCCCATATGGGGGATTCAAAGCGCGCAGGCTTACAACAGAGATCGTGTCAGGCGCAAGCGTCGCAATCCAAACCCCATTGGCATTCTGGAGCGTGATAGAAACAGCAGAGATCGTGTGATTCACCAGGCAGTAAATCCTAGACCCCTCTTGCGTCATGTGATTGGTCTTCGATCTTGCTGCACCGATGATGCCTGTGTATGGCAAACGCAGCAGCGTCGTGGCCACGGCATTCATGATCCACATACGCGGAGCCGATGGCTCTGGTGCAAGCAGATAGATGGTCCCAGCGATCGGCCCCGCAAGCACTCTGCCAAAGTATGAGGCTTCAGATACCATGTGATTACACCTGAAAAGCGTACCACGTCGCCGCTTGCGTTGTAGGGTGCCTGCCGAGGTAAACGAATGCTGCCTCACCAACGGCGAGTTCTAGCAGGCTCGTCGTCGTGTCCGAGTCATACACGTAGAACGAGTCATCTCCTCCCGTCCCCTTGTTTGTGATACAGAAGATCTCGCCGCCGTCTGGCACTGTCGCCTTTGCCGGCAGATTGACTTTGCGGCCAGTTGTCGTCGCTCGCAATGCGATGAAACGCCCCGTCAGCATCGAGATAGAGATGTCCGCGCCAAACTCAGCATCGTAGGAGCCGCCGAAGTTGTGGTGCTCATCAGCAGCAGACGGATCAAGCAGCTCAACCATCGGGACGGAGCGCACGGACGAAGAGCCGTGATCGTCCATCGTCGCTGGCAACATCTCGTCGAGCGTAACGCCGAACCTCATTGGGACATCAAATTCGCACCCAGCGGTCACCTCTACACCATCTCCAGGTGGCGTGGTGTAGGTGATAATCCCGGTCGTTGTGTCGACAGTCCAGTGGGTTCCTTCAATCTTTTGTACGGCAGCCAAACCACTCAGAACAGTTCCAGCCACGGGCTTCGTAATCTTGCGGTTGTACTGCGGTGCCGTCGACCCGTAAATTTTCTTCAACTGGAATTGCGTGTTTATTCCATTGCCAATGCCGATCACGACATCAGTATATGCAACCGCACTCGGGCTATCATCGCCCCAAAGCCTCCCCTTGTCGTTGGTCGCGTAGTCCGACCAGTCCTTAACGCGGAAGCCATTCGCCGGGCCACCAACGCGATGATAGAACTCGATCAACTCGCGCACGTCATCATGGCTCTGAATGTGGTGTGCCACATCCATATGCCTGCGGATCTGCGACCATCGCTGCACAGCATTCTCTTGTCCGGAATCCATTGCGACCACGTTGGTATTCGCGCCTGGACCGGAAAGCGTTCCCTCGTTCGGAACCAGCGGATAGTTGATCTCGTAGAACGTCATTGCATGCGCCTCGCCGCTCTCTGTTGATCCTGCTCGATATGCGCCCGTGCCTTGCGAAATGATCCGGCATCTGGCGTGGTGATGTATTGATTGGTCGTGATCGACACTGGATTGCCTTCACCGCCGCTGCGCCCGCTCGAGCCAGACAGCGACGCTTGCACTCCGAGATCGCCGCCGGGCATCTGCCGCACCGGCATAAGCGCTTCAGGCCCACGCTCTGCCAGCCGCCCGCGCTTCGCGTTACCGAAACTGAATCGCTGCTCGCGGTCGAAGATACCCCCGCCAGCAAAGTCGAAGATGGCGCCCTTGGCGAAGAAGCCACCCCCAGCCGGGTCTCCAGTGAATCCGCCGAACCCCTCCATGCCTCCCATGCCGTAATCAACGCCGCCGCCCCCGCTACCACCACCGCCGGTGATGTTTCCGCTCAGGTAGACCGTGCCAGCGTTGATGTTCAATTCGCTTGGACTTTGCAGCGGGCCCAGGATACCGCTCAATGCCGACGCAAACATGTCTCCCATCGGCTTAGTGACCATTTGATCCATGACTGCATTAGCAAGCCCAGAAAAGTCGGCCTTGCCACTGGTGATATTACTCACGAATGAGTGAGCGATTGCCGCACCCAGTTGTTCGCCAACGCTCTGTTGATCGGATAACAACGATTGTGCACCACCCGTAGCTTGGTTTCCTGTTTGCGATTGCAATTGGTTGAGCATGTTCGCTTCTTGGCCCATCTGCTGAATCGCGTTTTGCCTGGCAGCAGCTTCACGCGCCTCTGCGTCGGCTGCTTCTTGCTGAATCGCTATCGCTTTCTGGCGCTCTGCATTCAACTGCTTCAGCCCATTCTGATAAGCCATCGTCGCTTCGTGCGTCTTCTGGACGTCGTCTCCATATGCCTGCTCTGCGAGCGACAGAAAGCGCGTGGTGCCGATGGCAACTTGCCGCGACTCATCCGACATGCCAGACAGCCGTATCTCTTGTTCTAGATCGTCTTGCATCTGTTGAATCTGCCTGAGCGCGTCAACATCGACTCCCGCAGGTTGGGTGGTATCTGCGCCAGCCTCTGGAGCTACGTCGCCGAATAGCTTCTGAGCTTTCATCGACTCTGTTATCTGTTTGAAAGTCTCCTCTAGCTTGAGCTTCAATGGGATGTTTGCTGTCGGCAAATCGCCGAGTTCAGTCAAGAAAACGTCCTTGATCTGCTTTGCCGCCTCAATTGCTGCCGGCGCACCATCGGCTTCCAGCGTAGCGATGAGTAGTTGAGTTTTTTTGCCGATCTCCTCAGCTGTCTCCGGCGACATGAAATCGTCGAGCGGATTCTTCTGTGAAAGCCGTTGGATCTCCTTGTTGTATTCGGTGATCGCTTTGATGGTCTTATCGCTCATCTGTGCGATCTTCTCTGACGCCTCAGCAGCAACGTCGTCGCCAAAGCCAAACGGAAGCTTCAGCGGTTCCGCTCCAGGAGCAAACTGCTTCGGGTCTGTCACTCCAGCGAGGCGTCCAAAGGCCGTTTTCTTCACGCCCTCGTGTTGGCGTTTCTCCGCCTCCCTGCGCAGATCTTCCATCTCTGATCGGAACGCGACCATCAAGCCGATCACAGTAGCGATCGAAACGGCGAGTAGGCCGAATGGATTGCCAGCCAGGGCGGCGGTGAAGGCTGACATCGCCAGCGTTCCTAATCCAATCGCGGCTCGCAGGCCGTAGAACACAGCAATACCAGCGCCGATGCCCTCAAGAGATCGCGCCGCTCCTGTAGCGCTCCCCTCAACCCCGCCTAAGTCTCGCATGACATCCGTTAGAACATCGAGTAAGACCTTCATACCTCCTGCGGCCCCGCCATCTCCAGATTGCAGAGTTAGTTCTTCATACGCAGATGCCAATGCTTTCGCCTTGCCAGCGATCGTTTCCATCTGTGCAGCAGATTGCTCATGTGTAGATCCCTTCTTCTCATCCATTATCTGCTGAAGTTCGCGTTGGCGCGCGAACGCAGCCATAAGCACTCCCGCAGAAGAAACGCCTTCTTTGCCGAAAATAGTCCCAGCAAGAGATAGTCGCCGAGTTGGGTTCTCTATTTTCGCAAATGCCTTATATAGACGCTCGGATACGGTCGCAAAGTCATTTGTTGCCGGGGAAACGTCCTCAATGGAAAGACCAAGCTCCTTTATCGCCTCTTTAGCGTCTGGTGTTGCGCTCGCGAGAGACAGCATGATAGTTCGCAAGCCTCGGCCAGCCATTGACGCTGGAATGCCAGCATCCCCCAGTACACCAATTGCCGCCGCCGTCTCCTCCAGCGAACGGCCAGCCATTTTCGCAACAGGGCCAGCAAAGATAAGTCCCTGAGCCAACGAATCAATCGTGGTATTGGAGTTATTCGCCGTGTTGTTCAGCGCGTCAACGACACGGTCCATGCTCTGCGCCTCTAGTCCGAATTGACGCAGCACGTTCGACGTTATATCTGCCACCTGGCCAAGATCCATGCCGGACACAGCGGCCAAGTCCATGACCGCTCCGACAGACGCCAAAGACTCGTTCACACTGAATCCAGCGCGCCCAAGGAACAGCAGGGCGTCTGCGGCTTGGCTGGCCGAAAACATCGTTGCGGCACCTAGCTCACGCGCCTTCTCAGTGAGCTGCTTGAACTGCCCCTCTGTTGCTCCAGTGACGTTCCGGACTTTTACCATCGAGGCTTCAAACTCGACGATGTTGCTGATCGCAGAACGGATGATCTGGAGGGCCGTGAACCCGCCGGCAAGCCCGATGATGGTGCTTTTGAGCTTTCCGGCCATCTGATTAGCCTTCTGCGAAGAAACGCCCATCGTACGCAGGCTATTGCCAGTCTTCTTCGCTTCCGCCTGAACCTTCGAGGCTCCAGCAGCGAACCCGCTCGGGTCCATTACGGCTTTCAGAAGTGCCATGCGATCACCTTTTCTTCAGGCGCTCTCTCCGCTTTGCGTTGTCCATCGCATGCCGGTCGCGGATCTTGCGCTCCTGCGCCGCCCAGGATTGGAACTCCGCATCCATCGCCATGACCAGTTCGCGCACCGATCGGCGCTCGTCGTACTCGTCTATGCCGCGCTCGTCGAGCCATGCGCGAATCTCGGAGATCGGAATGCCGGTCTCTTGGGAGTGCCGCGACTGACTTAGCTCGTGCCATGCTCTTTCGATCCACTCCAGCCCCTCGGGAGGAAGCGCGATCGAGTCGAGCGGTGTCGGCTCTCCTCGCGCGCGCTTCCTTTCGTAGAGGTCTAATTGCTCGCGCCGTCCGAATTGGAGCCACCATCGGAGAGCGCGTCGCATTCCCCCTTGGCCTGCTCCAGTAGTTCGGCGCGAAACGCATCATCTGCACCCGCTCCCAAAAACACCCAGTCAGCAAACGGAATGTCGTCGTCGCGCAGGTACTCGAGACACTTCTTCACCGAGAAAGGCACCTCGACGATGTCGCCTTTCTCGTCGATCTCCTCGATTCCGCGCCAATCCTTGACGACATGCTTGGCGACAGCGGGGGCGACGATATCGCGCCATTCATCGTCGCCTACGCGGTCAGCCGCATCGGGATCTAGGAGTTGGAGTCGCCGAGAATGCGGCTTCGTTAGTCGCGCAGCGTGCGCCCGAAACTCCTTGTTCCGCATGGACGCTAACTTGATGTCAATGTTCCTCTCCCCCTCGACCTCTGCCGTGTGGTATCGCCGCCACACGCCCTCTGTGCGTTTCTTCGGATCTGTCCGAAGTGCGTCCATGCTCGCCATACTCGCTCTCTTTCTCGACGCCCTCGCCAGGCATCGTTTTGTTGAGGCATTTGCCCCATTGGTTATGGAGTGTCGTTTGCCTCGGCGGACGTCCACCTCTGAAGGCGCACGATGATCTCTTCCGTCGGGTCCTTGAAGCTTTCATAGCTCATGTCCGCCAGGATGTCGGAGTCCTGGCCTCCAGCAACGCGCGCGCCGTCGGTGTACTTGATTGATGGCTGCTCGAGAACGTAGCAGTTGCCGTATGCGGACAGACCGCCATCGTTCAGGATCACGGCCAGGCCGGTCTCAACGTCGTCGATCTTCTTGTCCATCAGCGCCTTGGTGGTGTAGTGCTGCCGCAGCGTCCCTTCAGACGACCCAACACCCAGACCGAGCGACGTAGCCCCAAGCACACCGAGCCGCTTGCGCGCGCGCAGGTTATTCATCAGCGAAAAGGAAAACTGCGTGCAGTCCAGGTTTGTCAAGTCGGTGGTCTTGCCCTCAAGCACGCGATAGATGTGGTCCACCGTGTTCAGGATATCATTCGTGCTAGCTGCGTCAGGCGTGCCATCACCGAGCGTCGCTGTGATCGAGTCCTCGTTTTTCGCGAGCCATTCGAACGAGAGGTTGGGAATGCTCTCGGTTTCAATGCCCAGCGTCATCTTGTCGATAGCAGACCCGAGGAACTGCTTGATCTCATTGGACAGATCGGTAAACCCGACCTCGAGCGAGAACGAGGTGAACGCCGTGCCGTTCGTGATCTGCGCGCCCTGAACGATCTTGCATGCCTGTGTTGTCAGCGGAGCTGCGAAGTCCTGGTCGGCATTTGCCAATCGCAGCGTCAGCACTTTCGCCGCCACCGTGATGATCTTGGCGAACGTCTTGTTGCTCGCTGTAGTCAAATCGGACAGCTTTACCCAGCATCCCGCGGAAAAGCCGCTGAAGGTGCCCGCAGTGGTCGTGATCGTCACTGTCCCAGGGCCAGCATCAGCCGTCAATACGGCGTCTGCCACGGTAACCGAAACGGCTGCCGCCCACGATGCCGTCATGAACGCCGCGGCGAACCAGTCGTCGTACGCTCCATACTGCAGCTCGTGCTCGGTCGGCCCGCCCGCCTGGACATCCGACCGGATAAGCTGCTTCACCATTCGGTCGTCAACCAATGTGCGGCTTTTCTGGTGTGACGCCTGTTGCTTGAGGCCTTCGCTGACAGCCTCGACCGCCTGGTATGTCGGGGTGCCAGTGTCGGCGACCCCGAATACGGTCTCGGGGTAGTAGATGATCGAAATCCGTTCTGAAGTCGCGACAGTATCCTGCGTGGTCATTTTGAGAACCTCCTGACCTAATTGAATGCGTCCGACATGAACGGACAGCTAACGTTGACCCGCCAATGCTCGTCCTCCTGTCGTTCGTCTGACAGGAGGGGTGTTCCGAACCAAACCGTCTCAGTGGTTGAGAGCTTTACGCCACGGAACGCATCCGCGACACGGTCAGCGAGCGTATCAGAGCGTTTTGTCCCCTTCTGGAGACCGATATAGCAAATGAACATCAGCAAACCGCGGCGCCTCTCGCGAGCAAGCGGAGCAGGTGTGGCTACCTGCTGCGCACTTGCCATCCTGATGTAATAGGCGAGGAAGACCCCGGATGTTGGGCGCGTTGTTTTCTCAAGATCCTCGTCGAGATAGAACCCATTCGGATCAAGCGTCACGACCGGATCACCACCGTCCCCGCCCTGCGTGAGCTGCGCATGGATGTAGTCGATGATCTCTTTTTTTAACGCGCGCCAGCCCATTACATTGTCGCCACAAATTCGCGTTGAAGGATCTCAGACGCCTTGACATGCGCCAAGGCCGCAATGGCTACACCTACCATCCCGTTCGGAGCTTGAAGAGATCCTCGAGCTGGCTTTCCTTCGACCCGGCCCTCTTCAAGGATCAGGATGTATGAGACGTTGTTGTACCAGGTGAATGGGGCGTTAAACGGGCGGCCTGCAATCTGTGCATTTCCAGCAGCTAGCGTCGCGTTGCCCGCCTTGTCCTTGCGGCCGGTCTCCCCGCTTCCATCTGTCCCGACAGTGCCCTGCCAGCCACCGCGCGCACGGCCGCCCTCCTGGAGAGCCCCGCGCTTTCCTTTTCTGCGCCTGCTTGGTTTCGTGTTCGCACCACGCACTGGAGTTCCCAAAACGATACGCCGACCCAGATCCATCGCCAATGCGTCGCCGAACAGCTTCATCTCTTGAGGCACGAGAGTCTTTGCAAAGTCCTCCATTACCTTGATAGCCTGCTCCATGCCCTTGAACTCCACAGTCATTATCCACCGCCCTTCGCCAGGAGCAGTTCGTATGCGATCGGATTGGCATCCCCGCCGAGAGTCTTCTTGCGTAGGATCTCATGAGCGATCCCTCCCCACTCGATTGAATGACCCTTGGCCGGCACGAACGACAGCGCTCGAAACGAGCCATTGATCAGTTCCCCGAGATACGGCAGCGTGCTCCGGAATGTCTCCCGCTCGCCTAAGATGCCGTCTGAGTTCACGTACTCGTCAACGTAATCCTCTGGCGGAGAGATCTTCACCGTCCTCCGCGTTGTGGCCGCGGTAGGGCTTACGTCCTGCTCGTCGGCATCGTATGTCGCATCGTCGAGGTTGTACGTCACCACCACGCCGAACTTATTGACGAGGCGCTGCGCGGTCACCCGGAGCTTGTCGGCAAGCGCCGTCATGACCGGACCGCCGTGCTGCTGTCTGTCACCAACTCCGAGATGACGCGCTCAGCGAGTGTGTACCGCTTCTGCGACGCCTTGCCGCCCGTGTACTCGATCTCCTCCTCGATCGACCCGACCTTAACGCGCTCGTTCTTGATGCCGCCGCCAGCAGTGCCACCAGGCACGGAATCCTCGAACAGGGTATCTCCCTCGCGGACTTTCAGCGCCATGATGGCTGTGAAGTCCTTCAGCGATTCAGGGAGCGCATCCGAATCAAGCAGATACCCGTCATTATCCCGCACGTCCATGCGCGGCCAGTCGAGCGCCTGCGTGTTTCCAGCCTTGTACCCCTTCCAGCGCAGCGCGTACTTGACGTCGGCATACTGCGTCGCCTCACGGAGCGCGTGCTGCTTCTGTGCATCGGTGGATGCCGTCCACGCCGTAGGGTTGCCGTGGTTCTCCTGATACTGATCGGCGTCGGCTACGGCGAGGTAGCTGTTAGCGGTGGACGAGCCTGATCCTGTCTCTGCCTCAAAAGTCGCTGCCACGGATCGCCTCCACTGGCTGCTTCAGCCTGTACGTGTGCGCTCTATGCGCCGCTACTTCTTCGAATCAGTCGCCTTCGATGCTGCCTTTGCCGGATCGAGTTGGATTTCCTGCGGTGCTGGTTTCGGAGCGGTCTGCGTCGGCGCCTCGCGGTCCCTCCACTGCTTCAGGTATGCGGTCTCGTCCGCCTTGTCGGTGAACCTGAATCCCTTATGGTACTGCCGCCGAACGTCGTCTATGTCAAAGCAGCGCCGGCCACCCGGGCCTACCATCTCGACGATCTCTCGTCCGTCTTTGGTCTTCTTGGTCATGGTTCTCGACTCCCTTTCGCCAAGGGGTTGTGGTTCTGGCTGTCTCTCGTATCACGGTCGGTCGGGCGTATGTGTCTGCCTGCGCCTGGCGGGGTCGCGGGTTTTTGTTCCGGCCCGACCTCCCGTCAGAATCCGCTACTTCTTGCGCGGGCGATGAGTGGCACCGCCAGAGCTGCCGGACAGCTCGCTGACTTCGTCCGGCTTCTCATCGGCGGCGCCGCTCTTGTCCGCGCTGGGCTCGTCTGAGGCAGGCGAAGACCCAGAGGCATCGCTCTCGGTCGGCGGTCCGTCCAAGGACCCACCACCGCCCTTGAGGATGTCTACCGCGTCGATCGGGTTGCGCTTTTCCCACCGCTTCGACCAGAAGCAGTAGATTTGCACCATTCCCTGTCCGTCGGTTTCCATGATCTTCGTCATACCTCAGTTCCTTTCGGTGTCAGCGATTCCGAGCCAGTGTGTTGTGACGCTCGCCTACTTCTCAATCGACAAGAAGGCGCTGTAGTTGATGCCCGTTGCGATCGTGCCGGCGACCACCGTGTAGAGCCGGATGTACCGGTACACAGTGCCGTCAGCCGTGTTCGTGAACGGGATCACATACCGACCCGTGGTCGAATCCATGTTGGAGTCGGTTCGCTGTACCTCGGCGGCACAAAGCGTAATCGACGCCAGGTCACGGATCGCCGTGTCAGTCGCGAACGCAGCGACCGTCGATCCTTGGACCACGATGTCGTAGATTTCGTCGTTGCTGGCGATCTCAAGCGCCGTCACGTCAACGACCACGTCACCGCGAGCGGGGTGGTCTCCAAGGTCCAGAACGGTGGCGACCGCAGCACTCGCCGCAATCAGCCCCGCCGCCTTGAGGACCAGCCCGGAGTCCTGTACGTATGCGTTTTCTCGAATGGTTCCCATGAGCTATTTCCTTTCGTGCTCTTTGTTTCGATTCAGGTCAAGCCCAGGGCTTAGGCCGCAATGGCCTCGTTCTTGATGCCGTAGCAACGGGCCGCGGAGTAGATGTTCCACTGGCTGATGCCAGCGTCCCACTCCACACGGGTTCGCTTCTGCGGCTGCGTCTGGAGTTCGCCGAGATCCGTCACGATCGGGTCACCGCCCTGGATGCCGGTCAGCATCTCCTCGCGCAGCGCCACGCAGTAGATCGACGTCGCCGTGGCAGTCGTTCCGCCAGGCCCGGCCTCATCGAAAGCGAGGGTCGCGTTCGCCATGTTCGGGTCGTCCATCGTGATGATGGGCAGGCCGTTGTAGGAGGTGATCGGAACGCCAAAGTTGTCGAGCTGGTGGAGGATGTTTCCTCCGACCGTGCTCGTCCGCGCCGCCACGATGAACTTGCGCTTCATGGCGCGGCTCATCAGGAGATGCGTCGGTCCTACGACCTGGTCAATCATCGCATCCAACTGCACCAGAGTCAGTTCGTCGCCACCATCAGTCGTGTCGGTGTGATGGCAATTCACGAGCTGGGTGCCAATGCACCTCGCCTGGAGCCCATCGAACTCCGCCGGCGTGGTCTGGTTGTTGCCCTTGATGACCTTGTGCGCCCAGTTGTGGGCCAGCGCCTTGATCTTCATTGCCTCCTGGCTGGATCGGCGCTGCTCACCCATCGTGCGGATGATGTGCGAGTCGACGTCGAGATCGCCACCGGAGATGAAGAGCTTTTCGACCACCGGCTCGAGGATGCCCGTGCTGGCAGTGTAGGCCGCGTTCACCGCGCGGAACGCAGTGGTGGGCAGGGTACCCTCGCGGTTGAAAGAGATCGCATTGCCGGGGATTGTCTCGAACGGCAGCGCCTCAAGGAGAGGATGCGAGGTAGCGAAGATCTCCACCACCTGTTGCCGGTAAACGTCCCCCGTCATTGCCTTCGCGGCTTCGAGGAGAGTGAGAGCCATATCGTTGCCTCCTGATCGTCAGCGACCAGTCAGTAACGACGCAGTCTCGAGCCCTGGCTATGCTCCGGCTAGTTGGCCTGCTCACGCGCCCACTGGAGGCGCTGCGCGGGACTCATCTTCGAGGTGTCAACGGGCGCCCTGCGACCGTCACCACCGCGATCCTGGCCGGAGCCGCCACCGCCCGATGCGCCGCTACCGCCGAATGCCGACGGGAACTTGTGCTTCAGGTCAGTGCTCACCAGCTCTCGAACTCCCATCGGGTCGGTGCTGCCAGTCTTGCTGGAGATCCGCGGTCCCCCGTCACCTTTGACGCGGGCCACGAAGGTCGACTTGCCGTCAACCTCGATCTCCTCGACGTAGCAGGCTTTCTGTACATGCGGAAGCAGCAACTCGGCGTTGCCCTTCTCCTCCGCAATCGCAACAGCCGCAGTGGCGTCGATCAACAGGCGGTCAATCTCGGTCCTCAGATGCGATTCCCTCGCCTCCTTGGCCTTGATCGCCTGTTCGTGCTTCTCGTTGAGTTGCCGCTTTGCAGCATCGATTTGCCCCTGGACATCCGGTTTGTCCTTCAGTCCCTTGGCGACCTTCTCCAGCGCCTCCCGCGCTGCCTTCGGGTCCTCGATGCCGTCAAAACTCGTCTTCAGCTCCTGGAGTTCCCGGGCCTTCGCCGCGTGATCCGTCCGCTCCTTCGAGAGAGCGGCCTTGAGCCTCGAAACGTCCTCGAGTGCGAGTCCATCAACTGGGTCGACCTTGAGCTGGTATTTGCCCTTGTGGTCGCCCTCCGTGATCTCCTCGTACTCTTTTGCAATGGCCTCTGGCAGGCCCTCCAACGATTCCACACGCGCGAGCACCATGTGATGTCACCTTTCCGGGCATCCCGCCCGCAAAGCACCCGATACGATCCGAGTGGGTGGCATCCCGCCTGCCCGCTGAGGCAACGTGGCGTCCCGCCGCGCCGGTCAACCGCGCCAATCAAGCGTGGTCAACGGATGTACGGTAGGTGTCATTTGATGTACGGCGCAAGGAAAATCTAAGAATTCGCGCCTATGGATCAATCACCAAGACGAGATTCGATCTTCTCCAACTCGCGCAGCGACATGGGCCGACCGCGGTGATCGACGAACTTCGAGAACGATACCTTACCCCGCCGGAACAGCTCCGCGCGGCCCTTACCCAGTACCTCGGCCTGGAACTCCTTCGACTGCCGGCGGAGGAACTGCTCCCCAGTGATATTGATGGGCACAGAAGCCGGTCCTGTTGACCCGAAAGCGGCGCGCATTCCCGGATCAGTAGCCTTGTATTCCGCCTTGGTGAGGCCGAGTTCGTACAGTGACTTGACGGATGGAGCTGTGGTCGATCGGCACGATAAATGGCCAGGGGGGCGAGGGCCTTCGCCTATCGGGAATACTTGGCCATCAAGTGTATAGCAGTTATGGACTAAGCATCCAGAAATAAGGTATGATCCGGTTTCCGTTTGGAGATTGAAGACATGGCCAGAATAGTTCGTCTTGACGCGCACGGACCGGATCTGATCCGTCGATACCGTGACGGCGAGAGCGCCGCATCGCTGGCACGGGACTACGGAGCAACTACAACGACCGTGACCACCTACCTCAAGCGGCACGGGCTCATGGAACATCACGCCAGAGGTCAAGAGCTTCGCGTTCCCGATGTCGAGCGATGCCGTATCGTCGAGATGTTCAATGGCGGTATGCAGCCCGATGCCGTTGGCCGTTCTGTTGGCAGAAGTAAGGCAGTCGTGTACGGCATCCTGAACGAAGCTGGAGTTCAACTCAGGGGCCATCTTCCAGGAACCAGGCTGAAGCCCGAGATGGTTGAGCGTCGCGCCAAGACCATCGAGGCCAACGGAGCCGGCATACAGCCGACCGAGAACTTCATCGCCAGCGCTCTCAAAGATGCGGGATTCGATGTCTCGCATCAGATCGCCGTGAAGCGTAGCAACGCTGATATCGCCATTCGTTCCTGCTCCGTCGCCGTGGAAATCTGCTGCCGAGGTACTTTTCGCAAATACGTTCGATCGGGATGGATCAAGCGCCGCATCCGCGACCTCGGAGAATGTGGGTGGAGCACCTACGTACTTGCGACATGGGACGCAAAGTCCCTCGCCAGAGAAGGCATAGAGCACGTCGTGGACTGGCTTGAGTTCATGCGCCGGAAGCCAACCGCGCGCCGTGAGTACCGGGTGGTTTGGCGTGGCTCGCAACTCCTTGCCGCTGGCTGTTCGGATGATCGCCATATCACCCTGATAGCTCCGGCGGAAGACACGTAGAGGAGCGCCGAGAGATACAACCAGCGACGACCCGTCGAAACAGTAATCAGTGGTTTTCGCGTCTAGTACCGAGACCCACTGCACCCCGTTCATCAAGTGCGCATTTTCCTGATACGTCGCTTCCCGCGCCTGCGTCGTAACGTGGGTAATGGCCGTCCTGGCCACCGTCAGCGCCTGGCGCTTTGCCGCGCGCCCTACTCCTGGGATTGCGCCGGTCCCCCTGATCCGAGCCATGATCGCGCCCGTACTCTCGCCCTCAATCAGGCCGATACGGAGCTGATCCTGGACTGATCGATGCATGCCCTCCCCGATGCCGGCAAACCAATCCTTCAACAGCCGGCCCTGAAACGGCCGTCGGTAGACGACCTCACGCATCAGCCCGGCAGACGGCACCACGGTCTCGATCAGCGTCGGGGCGATGTTCTTCAACGGCGATACAGCCCGTGTGAGTGCGTTGGTCTCGCGCGCGGCCTCGCTTTTGGCCAGGTCGTACATCCCCTGCCCAAACTCGTCGCGGACCTTGCGGAACCCCTCGGTAATCGTTGTTCCCATCTCCGCAGTCAGTGTCTTCAGCCGTTTCGTGGTCGCCGGGCCAAGGTCAAAGCCGCGCGTCTTGATGCCCTCCAGGCGCCGCGCAAGCTGGCCGAGAAGATCCGGCATGACGTACTGGTCGATGTAGTTCGCGACCCGATTTGCCTCGTAGGTCTGGAGCCGCTTCAGAAACACGCTATGCCGCAAGGCCCGGTCCATGAGCTGGTCGTTGACCGTGAGGCCGAGCTGCGAAAGGCGTGTCTCAAGGGCGCTCGGCATGTCTTACGCCTGCTGCGTGCCGTCCGCGAGTCCGTCTTGGTTGTTACCGCTTGAGTCGTCGCTGGTGTCAACCATCGGAATCGAGTCCACAACGCGCTCTTTCATCAGTGCCACGACCTCATCAACATCCACGTTATCGGAAAGGATTCCGCGTGCTCGCCACTCCTGGACGAATACCTCATCAGGAATCGCACCGGCCACCCATGCCCTGAGCAGAAGGTCGGCTTGTGCTGGGTCGCCGTCCTGAGTCGCGAAGTCGGAGAATACGTCGACCTCGAAATCTTCCGGCAGAAGCTCCTCATCTGGCTTTCCCGGCTCCAGCCAGCGCGCAGAAACGAGGTACGCCTCGCGCGCAGCAGACTCAAGCAGCCGAATCCACGACTGCATGACGGTCTGGCTCTCGCCCTTGTTGATCTTCGCCTCGGTGGCAGTGCTGACGCGCTCGACCAGTGGTGCCGACCCGAGCTGTTGCATGCGCTCCTCAAGGGTCGCCAGATCGCGCTCACCGGCGGTGATGGCATCCCCTCGGATCTCGATAAAACCGGCGCTGGCCTCGTGGTTAATCGACCGCAGCACCTCCGCCGGGCCAATCTTTCGCTTGCTGGTCTCAATGTCTTCGCGCGTGCCGTCAACGCCAAACTCAAAGCGGTTAGGGACACGCGCGTGCCGCAGGATGTAGCGCTGGTCGCTGGCGCTCTGCCAATGCTCAATGTTCAGCCAGCCGAGATCCTCGAGTGGCGGCTCTGCGGTCATGAAACCCGTCTGCTGAGTGTAGAACGGCACCAGTGGAATGCCGGGGTAGGTGTGCTCAATCGGGTCGGTCTCCGGAACCCACCCGTTCTGCTCCTCACGCCAGACCTGGACCGTGCCCCTGGATACCCGGTCACCACCGTCCAGTGCGGGCTTGCCGTAGGCGTCGTACTCGGGAGCCGTCCACACGCGGATTCGGCGCACCTTCGCGACCCCGAACTCATCGCTCGGCTCGTCGCGGAAAAACTCATAGCGCAGCATCTTCATCAGGGCCTGCCCGGTCGCACGAGCAACGTCGGTGCTGATGCCGACTACATCATCCGGGTCGAGGTTGATCCATGTCGGGCGCACGCCGTTGTATAGCTCGTCGGAGCGGTTGACCTCGCCCTCTGGTCGCGGGAAGTCGATCAAGTTGAATGCGAGACCGCGCACGATCCCGGTTCGGAACCACGTCCGAAGAAACGTCGTGAGGTTCTTTCCCGCCTTGTCGGCATTACGCTCGATGTCGAGAAGGCGCTGGTCGAGCGAATCGCCGTTGATGAGCTGGACGGGCCGCTTCGCGAACGGGCGCCCCGAGAGCTTATCAACCGTGTCCCGGAAGGCGGGATACAGGAACGATTGCTTGAGCCGGTTGTTCCAGGTGCTGATCTCCTCCCCGTCCCACTTCGGGAGCCACTCCCTGGAGTAGTCCGAGCCCCGCATTCTCTGGGTGCCGCCGAGTAGGTCTGTGAGGTGCTTCCAGCGCTCCCGAGCCGTGACCTGATCAGCCGTGCGGACGGCTACGGGATGAGTGCCGGCGGTACGGGAGTCGGTTGCCATGTGCGGTCACCCTAGGCGTGTGCCTCGTCAGAGAAGCACCCGCGACCGCCGCCAGGCACGGGAAGGGTAGGGTGTTGCGCGGGGTGGTGTCAAGGGGTAATCTCGCCACGCAGCGGGGTAGCTCAGGAGCAGATCGCCGGCCCCATAAGCCGGAGGCGCGGGTGCAAATCCCGCCCCCGCTACCAAACTCTTACAGCAGCTCCCGCACCGCGGCCGTGCCTCCAGACGCCGGGTAGCGACGGTGGATGTAATAGCCACACCCGTCCGAAATATGCGTGAGCAGCCCCTCCTCTCCCCGCGTTGGCTTGTCGATTTGGTTCGTACCCTTCGTCCACGACACCTCCTCGAGGTCGCGCATGAGCGCGGCGCACGACGGGTCGATGAGCATCCGGACAACGCCCGCAGCATCGAGGAGTCGCTTGTTCGTGGCGTTGACGCGGGCCACTACGTTCGGACTCCCGGTCGCGTGCCAGAGGCGGACATTCGTTGACCACTCGGTCTTGAGTTCATCTCGCACGATCGACCAATTGGAGCCGGCGACGGCTTGGGATGTCGTAGCGCCTCCCGTTGGGTCACCGTCGCAGATCACGCGGCCCTGGTGATTGCGGCCACCGCGCCCCCACCTGCGGATGATCTCTCGACAAACGGTCGCCGTGGTACAGTCTGCGTTGATGAAGACCTCGTCGATGACGGCAGTGATCCACGGTGCGACGCAACTCTCACGTGATACGATCTCGCCTTCCTGATGTAGCCGCGTCCCGCGGTACGGCTGCTCCTGGAGGATGGCGCACACTCCAGGTTTGCGATTGAAGTCGAAGCAGCAGATCAAGTCTAAGTTCGGGTCATACTTCAACGACTCGATCGCGTGAACTTCGCGGTCGAAGGCGTGATAGACGCGCCCCTCTTGCATCAAGAACTGCGCGAGATACTCCTGAGCGTAGGCCCGCGGGTCGAGGTCACGCTTCGCTGCCGCGATTCTCTCCGGCGTCATGATCTCTTCTGATGTCCAGTGGAACGCCTGCCACTCGTCGCCGCTCTCCGGGCTGATCGCAAAGTTGTAGTACTCCCACCAGTGGTTCCTTCCCACCGGCTTCCCAATCATGGCTGCTCTCCCTGGACGGCCCGGCGTGTCGATCCCTGGGCGTACCGAATACGGCCACGCGGTCGCCTTCATCTGTCCGACCTCGTCGAGACCGATCCAATCGATCTCCTTGCCCTCGATGCGCTGCGGCTCGTTCATACCGACCAAGGAGATGTTCGCGCCGTTCCAGAGGAAGATCGTTCGATCTGTCTCGCTCGGTTGCTTACGGTGCATCCACGGAGCAGTGAACGCCTTGAGGTCGTGCCAGTATAGGTCCTTCGCCATCTTGTGCGTTGGTGCGGTGAAGAAATACCGCATGTTTGGGAACGGCTGCGCGCCAGTAGCGAGACGATGTCCCTTGCGCTTGAGCCGCTCTGTTTTGCCGGATCGTCGGCCGGCCACGCAGATGTTCACACGCGCCTGAGAAAGAGCAAACGCTATCTGCGTCGGGTGCGGGAAAAGCGGCGTCCATCGAGGCGTGACCAGTCGCTGCGTTTCTGTAAGAGCATTGCCGGCCTGTGAGAAGGAGCCCATATCCGACCACGACGCTGCTTCGGCTCGTAGCGCCAGGCTTCGCGCGCGCTCGAGTTCGTCGCGGTCGGACGCAGTTGTCATTCGTCCTTCTTTGCGTCCGCCGCCGTTCGCTTGCCCACCGCGTTCGGCGCGTCCGGGTCATAGTCCTGTCCGAGTTCGGTTGCCCATAGCGCATTCTGAGCATCCCACGAGCGACGGGCCTTGTCGATCTCGCCATCGTTATCGGCTGCTGCTGCCTCTGCCGCCTTCTTTGCTTCTGCGCTGGCCATCATCTGTGCGCCGCTCTTTCCCATCTGGAGCCCCATGAGCAGCGCGAACTTGCCCTCGTACCGCTCGAGGATCGCATCCTGGAGGAACCCGCTTGGCCGACGTAGTCGCTGCTTCACCTGTCGGATGCCGCCTTGCTCGTCCTTCATCGACGCGATGGTCTCATACGGCTCTGGGCCATCTGAGCCGAGATCCTTCATCGCTCGGTCAATGACTTGTGCTGCCGCCGCTTCCAACTTGTCGAAGTACTTCTCAAACCCCTTCACCCGCTTTCCCGCCATCTTCATCGCCAGCCGCTTGATGGTCTCGCGGTCAACCTGCGCCTCGTACTTCGCACGATCGGCCTGCCAGTCGCCGTCCTTCATGTGCTGATAGAACTTGCGCCAGTCCTTGCGACAGATAGCGGAACAGCGATATGCCGAATACTCTGGATGGCTTACGAAGAACAATCGCACGTCATCCCACTCAACGGGAATCTCGACACCTTGCGAGATCAGTTCATCGCGTTCCTTTTCCCCTGTTTCAAGATCGACGTCTCTATAGCTGGTGCCGAAGAATGTTCCATTGCCATCCACGGCGCGCTTACGAACGGCGCTATACGATGCTCTTTTTCCCGTCGTTTTTTGCGCCGAATCTCGCGCCTTTGTTCGCGCCGGCCTCCTGGTGGCCTTCGCCTTTTTCTTTCGTGCCGCCATGAGCCTCCGTCATCAAGAGCATCACCTGGCTACGCATTCGCGATGTTTCGCTTCACCGTCACCGTGCCTTCAGCAACGACGATGCTCTCGTCATCTGCGTCATCGGTGATTTCAAGTTCAAAGTGATAGTCTCCGATCAAGTCCTCGGTATCGACACCAACCAAATAGACGGAGACCTCTCCAGCCCCTGCGTCGGTGATTGCAACATCCGTCGGCGTGTCATCGTTCTTGTCCACGATCGGCGTTGCCGACGCGTCGTTGTTGGAGTCGAGTTCCGACATGGCAAACCTGGCACCATATCCGACGAGGGAAAACGCCACGCCCTCGTCATCGACGACACTGAAGTCCAGGGTTAGCTTATTGCCCTGGTAGATCGTGAACCGCTGATTTGCCACAGCCATGTCATATCCTCCGGATCGAGCCGCTTGGGCAACTTAGCGCGAAATCCGTCGCGCCGCCACAAGTTTACTCAACACCTTATGCCGGCGCTACGACATCGGCCCGCAGCGCGACCGCAAGCACAGATTCGGTTTCCAGCGCCATGACTAGGATTGCTTGGGCGCTCATCGCCTCCGTCAGCACAGCCTCTCCAGCCAGACTGACGGGTGGCGCAATCCCGCCTTCGGCACCGCCTGATACAGTCATTGCCAGCGCTGCGAGATTCAACCCGGCTACGCCGAGAGCGATTCCGGCCGTTCCAAGGCTCAAGGTGATTGTGTTGGCTGTCGTAGACACCGCTGCTGCTGTCGCGAGCTGGATTGCGAGCGATCCAGGGTTGACCTGGATTGCCGGAGCGTTCGATGTCAAGGCAACCACGCCAAGGATTACAGAGACCGCGCCAGGAATCGGAGTCATGCCGTTAGCAGTGGTGGTCAGGCTGGCTACGCCAAGTTGGATAGTCTGCTGTGCCGCTCCCTGGTTGACGGTAATCTCATTCGCCGTAAGACTGAGACCGGCTACCCCGAGAGAGATGTCAAGGGAGCCTGGTGCTGGTGTGATGTCCTGCCCAGATGACGCGAGCGAAGCCGCGCCAATCTCGACAGCGAGAGATCCGGCAGATGGCGTCACCACGTTCAGAGTTGCGGATATAGCAGCGACATCCATGCCGATCGTTACACCAGACGGCACTGGATCTACGCTGTTTGCTGTTGCGGATAGCGCGGCAACTCCAAGGGCGATGCTGAGCGATCCAGTCACAGTGGTTACTGCTGGAGCGTCGGCTACCAAAGCGGCAACGCCGAGCGATACCGCGATAGACCCTGGAACTGGTGTCACCGCGTTCGTTGTCGTTACCAACCCGGGCACACCAAGATCAATCACCAGCGCGCCGAGAGATGGGGTGATATCGTTCGCTGTTGTTGATGCTGCCGCAACACCAAGCGGCAAGGTTAGCGCGCCGAGAGATGGGGTGATATCGTTCGCTGTTATTGATGCTGCCGCAACACCAAGCGGCACGGTCGAGGTTCCAAGAACCGGCGTTACCTTCGTTGACCCAACGACTACGGCGGCGACTCCCAAGCCAATCGACAGCGCCCCTAGAACCGGCGTGATCGCATTCGCTGTGAGCGTTGGACCCGCGACACCGACAGCCACGACTTGCTCCGGAATCACCTGCCGCGGGCCGATGCTCCTACCGCCTGGCTGTCGTGGTCCTATCGAAAGCATAGTGTAGCTGTATCCCTACTTGTCTGGCACCGCGAGCCCAGCGTTGATACAGGGCGAACTCGTCTGTAGATCAAAGTCCTCGGAACCATCCGTCTCACTCACAAAGAGTGGATTTGAATAGACGTTGTGAGATCCGAGCATGTTCTCACAGTTACTCGTCGCCCCGCTGGTGTTGTTATGAATGCAGTTGTAATCGATGACAAGAGGCATCCGCGTGGTAGTAGATAGGTTGATGCCATACCCACCGTTGCTGCGGATGACGTTGTTGGTGATGACGCCTAGAACCGAATTCACGATCGCCGAGCCGTAGATGTAGATGCCGTCACTGGTGTTTCCAAAGATCGTGTTGGAGTCAATGATGCTGGGGGCCTTGGACGATGAGTTGATCCCTGCTGCCCCGTTGTCGTAGATCAAACACCCACTGATGATTGCTCCATTCCCACTCGCATCGACACCGTAGCCGGAGTTATCATGTATACGCGATCGAAACGTCTGGCACGCATTCGCCAATGACAGCCCGGTCGTGTTGCCGTAGAACTCGCAATCAATAACCTGCGTGTAGATGCCGTCAGCCTTGAGTCCACGTCCATTTGCATCGTGGAATGAACATCGTATCCATGTGATGTATTGTGCGGTACTCGTCTGATTCACCGCGTCCGTTATTGTGTCGGCAAATTCTAGGTCGATGAACGCGAGCGAGTCGGTGTCGTTGGTGAAGCTCAGAATCGACCCAAAGAGCGCCCCATCAGGGATGAACTTTGCCATCGTTCCGTCGACCACCCCACGCGAGTTGCCCCCTTGATAGACAATCCCTGATGTACCACCATCCTGAGTTGGCGTGATGGTAGCCGACAATGTCCATGCATTCCCTGTGCCGCCGCCATCGGCACAGATGATGACGCGATCACCTGCGGCTGCTGTCGAGAAGAGTTTTGCCGGCGTCAGCCAAGGGCCCGAGGACGAGTCCACGTCCCCGGTCGAGTCTGAGGTCAAGCCAGAATCAGCCGTGAGAAGAACGACAGTGCTGGAGATCTTGGATGCAATCTCGTAGAGGCCCGCTGCGACTCCTCCAGCCGCATTCATCAGCCAGATAAGATCGCCAGCTTGTACGTTCGCGAACGGCGTCCCGGAGGCTGCGGTCAACTGACGCTCCCCTGAGCCGCCGCCCGTGTGGTCGTAGCTCGCATTGACGAGAGCGCAGCCAAGGGGATCGTGCCCATCATTGGAATCGGAGGCGGCCCCAACGATGGTTGTCGTTTTGATGAAGTAGTCATAAGCGAGCGGCATTGGTATGCCTCCAGCTTACGACAGGGTCGTCAGGCCGTTGGCGTGAATCTGCGCAGTGACTGGGGAGCCATTGGTGGTGAGCGCAAAGTCGTAGTGCGCGATCAACAGGGAGGTCGTGTCGTCGGCGCCACCTTCTTTGATCATGAGCAATTGTGATGCGTTCCCACAGTCCGCTGCAAGAGATGTCCACGCAGGGTCGGCAGCGTCGAACTTTCCCCAGTTGTTCGTATCGTCCTCTGTGAAAACCTTGCTGGCAAGGGTCTGCCGTCCATCTCCAGGCGTCCCGTTCCCCCACCCCGCTGTGTAGCCGGTGCCGCTCAGCTCATGATCAACCGCGTCGTTCACGCCGCCGGCATCCACATAGTCATCATCAGCATCCGCGACGTAAGACGAGGTGCAAAGCATGACTTTGATTGAGTCATTCACCAGATCCAAGGTGCCGTCCAGAATCTGCTTTTTCGCCAGGTTATACCAAAAGTTCGCCATGTGCTCGCCCTCCACGGGTGGGTGGTTGTGGTTGCGAGCCGGGAGCAGGGTAGCGGGAACCGATGAGCTAGGTCAAGCCTTAGCGTGTTCTGGAATCTTCACGCCGCGGTCTTTTGTGACCTGGGAGAACAACTTGGACGTGCCTTCGATGGTGGCTGACTTGCCGGTGGCGCGCTCCCAGCGACGGACGATGACGTCGACGTAACGAGGTTCGATCTCAAGACCGAAGCATCGGCACCCAGCCTGCTCAGCCGCGATGTACTGTGGTCCAGACCCAGCGAATGGCTCGTAGGCAACCTCACCGCGGCGGAGGTGTTTCTTGATGGGGATGTTGAATAGCTCGACGGGTTTCGGGGTGCTGTGGTTGAACTCGCGTCGCTCAGCGTTGCCGACACCGTCCAACTCCCACACCGTCGTCTGTGTACGCTCGCCGTTGCCAAGGCCGTAGTCCGGTGGCTGCTTCCCCTTGACCCATCCCATGAAACACGGTTCGTGCTTCCAGTGGTACTGACCTCGGCCGAGTAGGAGGACCGGCTTCACCCAGATAATTTGCCGGTGAAGAACGACATCGGCGGCGGCTGTTGCTGCGTCGTAAATGTTCTGTGTCAAGTTTCCATGCCATAAGTACCATACAGCATTATCAGCGAGCGCTTCGCGCTTTGCTGCTTCGAACGCGGCCTCTAAGAATCGCTGTAGATCCTCGTCCTTAAACTCGTCGTTCTGAACGCGCGGCTTCTGAACGCCCGGATTCGGACGCTCGTCATTCGCGTACGAGACACCATACGGAGGGTCCGTGTTCATCAGTCCTGCACGCTTGCCAATCATTACTCGCTTTACATCTTCTTGGTTCGTGGAATCCCCGCAGAGCAGCCGGTGCTTGCCGAGTAACCACAGGTCGCCGCGCTGCGTGACCGGCTCGACCGGAACATCTCCCGCGCCGTCATCGCTGACGAGTTGCTCCGGCTGTAGCTGTGACCATAGCGCATCGAAGTCGCTCTGATCGAATCCGGAAACGTCCAGAAGTCCGTCAGCGCGCAGCTTATCCAGCTCTTCGGCAAGGGTCTTCGTGTCCCACGCCGCCAACTCGGCACTGCGGTTGTCGGCGATGGATCGCGCAATGGCGCGCGCCTCGTCGTCGGTGACATGGAGCGCTGCGAGGTGGGTCCACCCGAGTTTCTTCGCTGCCTCCAGGCGACCATTGCCCTTGATGACGACGCCGTTTTCCTTACGCACCACTAGCGGTTGATCCTGGCCGAACTCATCGAGCGACTTCGCGATCGCCTCCAGGTTGCGCTCATCGTGGAGCCTGGAGTTGCGCGGGTCCAGCTTCAGTGCGTCGATTGGCACCGCCAGGCGCACGATGGATTCGTGAATCTTGTGCGCCTGTTTCTTCTGCTTTGCCGCTGCCATGCTGATTCCATTCGCGCGAAAAGGCGGGCCGGCGCTGTCCGATGGAACGGTTGGAGGAGGAAGAAGGAGAAATACCTCTGTCGCGTTCGCGCCGGCCCTTTCTGTCGTCATCACCACCGCCCCGGCGGGTCGTTCAGCCGCTCAGGACGAGTTGTTTGTACTGCTCCTCCAGGGCCTCGTCAATGATGATGCTGTAGGAATACAGCGCGCCGATGAACCAATCCGGGTCGATTCCTCGGCTCGTCGCCATCGCTCGAATGGCGACTTCCACGTCGGGACTGAGGAAGTCACGCGGCGCGAGAGTTCCCATCTGCCATGCGTTAACGGCAGCAACAATCCGATGGTGAATCCACTGGAGATGCTGGTTCTGAAGCACCGGGATGTGCTTGAGCCCTTTCGCTGGCATACACTCATCGTAGATGCTTCCGGGTCAGAATCCAATACCGTGACCGCCCCGCCTTTTCTCTGCTTCAGCGAACTCGTCCGGTGGATGGCTCGTGACCGTTCCAGGGACGATGCCGACGTTCGCGTCTCGTTGGTCTGGTTCCTCCTCGCCCAGCTCGCCGGTATCTGGTTTTCCGCGCGCGTCCCGCTCGGCTACGGCGGCGCGTCCGTTCTCAGTCCGAACCCACGCCTTGCGGCATGCTGCGTGGACGCGGTTGAACTGGTCCCAAGCAGCACGGCAGATCGACGCTTCGGTTGGATCGACCATCGTGTCCACGTTCATGTCCGCCTCAACCTCGAGGCGCGCACCGCATGGGCATCTGCTGTGAATCCTCACGCGAGCACCTCCATCGCCTTCTGCGGCAATGTCATCGTCTTGGTCATCTGCTCCAGATTCAGCGGATATCGCTCCTTGACCTCGAGCATGTACCGACTTGACCACTCGCGCGACAGCGCAAGAAACTCACTCGGAGGAAGATGCGTTCGCAACGGGTGATACTCGAAAGGGAAGTCGATCTTCGTTCCGTCGGGCGCGTGACGACGACACCACTCACCAGCGACAACCAGCGTCCCGATTGTGATCTCTTGAATCTCAACGTCCCATCTCGGGCGCATGCCAAACTCAGCCTCGATGGCATCGGCATTCCACCAATGGACGTGCTTCAAAAGCCGATCCTGATGCGATCCTCCGACCGCCTCCCACCACGACGGCGCATTCGGCTGTGGCCGCCACGTACAGCTCACACACGGACTCCGCGCCGGCAGCGAATCCATCGCCAAGAAGTCGTGACCAAACTTCGCTACGACCTCGCGGATGATCGCCTGCTGCTCGATCTTGAACTTGTCGCCCTGGCGATTGCGCAGCACTCCTACGAGCTGCGTCGGCGTCGGCCACTTCTGGCCATCTGCCAGACAAGACGACAGGAACGCGCGTGCATCGCCCTCGTCAACGCCGTCACGCGAGAGCACCATCACGAGTTGCGCGTGCTTGCGTGATTGTGGGACTCCCGGATGAATGCTCTGAATCTCCGAGAGCATCCGTTCAACCGCCATTCGTTCCATCGTCACTGATCTCCTTCACTGACTGAGTTCTGCGAGCAACGTCTGCTGGTCACCATCAACCATCTGCGCCACTCGCTCGACCGATTGTACCTTGACCCGAGAAATCACGCGCTCGTAGGCGTCGATGAATTGTCGCTTCCATGCGGCCTTCGCTGCGGAGGTGTCGGCGTCAAGAATGTCTTCCCACCCGACCGAACGAGCCGCGGCCTGTACGTGTACGTCGTCCAGGAACTCCATCGCATCGCGCGCGGTATCAAACTTCTTTTCATGCCAACGCGTCACCGTCCAGATAACGAGTCGTAGTGCTTCATCCGGCTCCTTGAGGTCCAACAGGAAGCAGATGATCCTCGATCGAAGCTGCCCAAGCCGCGGCGGGAACTCTGCCGGCGAGTCGATCCACTGCGAGACCGCCCACGACAGCGCCGAGTCCGGGAAGCCATCGAAAGACCTGGCCCACTCGCGCACCAGGATCTCGACGTGCTTCTGCGAGGTTTCGATCCGATAGGCCGCGTCGATCCGCATGATCTGCTCAGAGATGAACGTGAGTCGCTCCGGGTCATTCCTGGTTGATTCCATGACTCTCCACTTCCTGCGCCTTTTGGCGCCTGCTCTCCTCGCGGAACTTCTCTGCGAGTTGCTGAATCGGACTCAACTTCGACGTGTCGGCCGGTGAGTGCCCATTCGATCCCACGAGCCGGTTGATGTGCGCGAAGAAGTCACGCGGGCCTGGGACTCGCTCTTTCCAGATGAACGCCGGCTCGCCCTGAAAGAAGCGCGCCCCCCTCCGGCGCATCTCATCCGCCCCGAGGCGCTTCATGTCCCGGCGTAGGGCGGTGTTCTCGGCCGCAGCCCACCCGGACAGATCCCGCAGGCGCTTCTCGGGCATGTCGGGCTCGGCGCAATCGGCGATCGTCGCCCAGTGCTTCAGCCAGCGAGCCCGGAAGTCACGGATCATCTCCAGGAGCGCGGCTTCCTCGGGATCGTCCGCCGGCTTTGGCTTCCGCTTCCGGGTCTTCTTGGGGGGTGGGTCCTCGGGCTGGTCCGGGTCGGCAGGCGCCGGGTCGCGTCCGCGCGATCCCGGAGACTCTTCGGGTCTTCCCGAAGAGTTAGAATCTCTCTCCATTCCTCTCGTCTCTTCTCTTCTCGTCTCTTCTGCTTCAACCGTTTGCTTCGCGTTTGCTTCACATTCTTCGGTCTGCTTTCGTCGTGCTTCACCGCTCCGTATACCGCCCTTATGTCCAGCGTTAGAACGCGCTTGCGTCACTTTCCCTCGGCTCTCAGCAGACGCCTGATACTCCCCGAAATCATGTACCGAATACCCAATGAATAGCCCTATTCGAGAAGCCGAATCCTCAGTGAATCCTGGGTGAACCTCATTTGAATCGGAGATTCGCGCGGGATTCGCCGAGGATTCGCCGGCTGTTCGCTGAGGATTCGCCGAGGATTCGAAAGGTTGGACGACACAATCCCAGAGCCCAGCGGCGACCAATTCTTCGGCGAAAGCACGCCATTTTCGGCTCACGGTGGAGCCGAAATCAGGCAACACAGCGCGTGGGAGAAACCCGTCCGTCATCAGCCGGGATGCGTAGCAGATCCCAGTCACGTAGAGGCGCCAGGCGGGTGAACTCAGGCCGATCACTTTCGGGTGCCACGGCATGTTCTCCTCGAGCCAGATCGAGTAACCGGCGCGCTTTCGATGTTTTGGATTATTGCCATCAGCGCAGGTGCTGCCGTCGTCGTCTGAACTCATGACAGGATCGCTTCCGAGTTGAGTGAGGATTCCCCATCGCCATCGTCTTCATCGTGCGATAACTGAGCCCCAGACATAAACGGACTGAGCCAAGAAAGCATCGGTTCTGCAGACTTCAGGCCCGGCCTGTCGAATGGATCGTCTTGGCATGGGTCCATGTAGAGGCCAAGGATTCGGGCTAAATCGACGAGCCGCGATGGAAGCGTTCCGGCCACTGCCTGGTGGCATACCAGCTCCAGAAAGATCCCCTTGGCAACCAACGGCATTTCGGCGAAATGTCGACCAGCAATAATCTGAATTGGGTCGATGACGACGACCGGATTACAACTCTTCCGCTGCTTTTCTTTTGGCATCTGTGCCTCCATGTAAAGGTCGGGCAAGGCGACCCGGCCCACGGTGGGAGACACGTAGGAAGGGGGCCTAGTCCTTGACGTCGGGGAGCGACCCCGAACCCTGCCCTCACTTCTCACCACCCTACCCTCACCCCGGCCGCTGGTGAACAGAAATCTCGGGCGGAGAACCGTCGGAGAACCAAATCCAGGGAAAACCGCGCGGCGCCACGCCCCGATATTTTTTCGGAAGAACCCCTTTCATCCCGAGAATCCGGTGGTATCTTTTTCGGCAGGACACCTCGCATCTGCTGGAGGAAACATGAACCGGACCCTACAGTCCTATTTGGAGAACCAGAACACCCTGGAGGAATGGGCGGCGCGGTTCCAAATCCCGCAGGACCGCACGTCGATGATTCGCGCAGCGTCGGTGATGCCGATGGTCGCGGAGATCCAGCGGATGGCGCAGACGTTCGGGATGGACCCGCTGGGCCTCGTAGATGAGTTGCGGAAGGTCCATGCCGCACGCTGGGACGCGATCCGCAAGACACTCAAGGGCCGACCGTCAGCATTCCGCATCGGCCGGCAAGGGAGGGCACCGAAGCTGTGAACGACGAATCGATGACACTGAGAGAGTACGCGGCCTGTGCAGCGCTCATCCTCGCCGTGTTCGCGGCGCTGGCGCTGTCGCCGCTCTGGTAGATCACGCAACGATCAGAAGGAGGATCACGCGATGTCAGACACGATCAAATTTCCATCCGGGGCGATCATCACCGCCCACGCAACTGAAGACGACTGGCTGGCCTACCGGCGCGCAAGGATTGGCGGCAGCGACATGGCGGCGCTGTTCGGGGTCTCGCCGTGGGCCAGCCCCTACTCCGTGTGGGCCGAGAAGGCTGGCGTGCTGGCCGACGCTGACCACGAGGCGAGCGAGCGCATGCGCTGGGGCAACTGGCTCGAACGCGGTCTCGCGCAGGGCTACGCCTCGATGTACGGCGTCCGCATCCACGATCTCGGCCGCTGGACGACGGTGCAGCATCCGAAGATCCCGTGGCTGTACGCGACGCTGGATTTTGTCGCGGACGAGGACGGGATGAAGGTGCTGGTCGAGTGTAAAAACAGCGACATCAGCAAGGCCGGAGAGTGGTGCGAGGGAGTGATCGGTGAAGACGCTGACAGCGGCCCGAAGATTTTCGAGAGGGCGATCGACGGCGTTTCTCTTGGAAGCGCCCCCATCCAGTACCAGATCCAGGGCCAGGCACAGCTCGCCGCGACCGGCCTGGAAATCTGCGACCTCTTCGCCCTGATCGGCGGCAACCGATCGGTTCGCGTGCGCATGTATCGCGACGAGGTGTTCATCGGGCAGATGATTGAGACCGGCAACGACATGGCGCGTCGGATCGCGGAGATGGACGCGCCGGAGCCGGACGGCCACGAGGCGACGCGCAAGGCGCAGAAACTCCGCTGGCCCGAGCACGTCGAGGGATCGACCGCGATCCTGGAGCCGAGTCACGCCGAGCTGCTGATCGAGCGGCTCGAGGTCGCCGAGAAGATCAAGAGCCTCGGGAAACGTCAGACCGCGATCGAAACCAAGCTGCTCGACGGTCTCGCGGACCACGAGTTCGCGCTGGTGCCTGGCTTCGGGCGCATCTCGAGCACGATGGTTGCCGGCGTCGAGGTCAAGTACACCCGCAAGCCGTATCGCAAGGTCAACTGGCCGAGAAAGTGCGACCCGGCGAAGGCAGAGAAGATGATCCGAGAGTTCAGGGCCGCGCAGGCGGTCGCCAACGAAACGAAGGAGTCCACCGATGACTGAGATCACCACCACGGCGCAGGCCGTTACCCCCACCACCATCGAACCGGAGAAGGAGAGCGTCTCCCTCCCGGCGACCAACGGCCGGAACGTCATGGCTGGCTTCAGCGATAGCGATGGCTTCGCCCTCGCGCAACGGATCGCGACGGCGTTTTCCCGCTCGACGCTCGTCCCGGATATCTACCGGAACAACATGCCTAACTGCCTGATTGCTTTGAATATGGCGCAGCGGCTCCGCGCGGACCAACTCATGGTCATGCAGAACCTGTACGTCGTCCACGGCCGGCCGGCGTGGAGTTCGACGTTCCTGATCGCCTGCTTCAACCAGTGTGGCAGGTTCAGCTCGATGAGGTTCGAGTGGCGCGGGAAACAGGGCCAGAAGGAGTGGGGTTGCCGTGCGTTCGCCACCGAGAAGGCGACTGGCGACCGGATCGACGGCGCATGGATCACCTGGCAGATGGCCGAGGCAGAAGGGTGGCCGCAACGCAAGGGATCGAAGTGGGTCACGATGCCGCAGCAGATGTTCATGTACCGTGCGGCGAGCTTCTTCGTGCGCGCCTACGCGCCGGAACTCTCGATGGGCCTCTACACGCAGGAGGAGCTACACGACGTGGTCGACGTCGAGACAGTGCGAGTCGCGCCCACGGATCTGCCGAAGACATTGGCCGATCTGAAGTCGGCACCAGATCCCGAGCCAGATCCCGAGCCAGAGCCCGAGACCGAACCCGAGCCCATCGCATTCGACCGCGAGAAGGCCCTGGACGAGATCCGCGCCATTGCCGAGATCAACGAGAAGGCGATGAGCGAGGTCGAGGGCGCCTGCGCTGAAGCCGACGCGAAGGCCGTCAGCGGCTTGACCGACGAGCAGATCGAGAACCTGCGGCTGAAGGTTGCTGCGATGAAGTAGATTCTCCTTGCTCTTTATCGGAACAACGCTAGACTGCTCGCATCAAAACAAGGAGAACCGATGCGATACGAAGAGTTTCTGTCTCAGAAGGTTGCGCCCCCAAAACGGGACGGCATCGAAGGCGCGCTCCTGAATCAGCATCTATTCGACTGGCAGAAGGTATGCGTCCGCCGCGCACTGAAGGCCGGACGGTTCGCTCTCTTCGAGGATTGTGGGCTCGGCAAGACCATTCAGCAGGGTGCGTGGGCTGATACTGTCGCCGCTGCGACAAACGGTCGAGTGCTGATCGTGGCTCCGCTGTGCGTGAGTGAACAGACAATCGGTGAGCTAGCACGGTTCGGGATCGACGTCAGCCGCAGCGACGACGCCCGCATCCAGATCACGAACTACGAGCAGCTCCACAAGATCGAGCCGGGAATGTTCTCGGGAGTCGTGCTCGATGAGTCGTCCATCTTGAAGTCGATCGACGGCAAGACGAAGTCGCGCATCCTGAAGATGTTCCGGGATACACCGTTCAAGCTGGCGTGTACCGCCACCCCGGCACCGAACGACGTAACTGAGTTGGGCAACCACGCGGAGTTCCTCGGTGTGATGACGAACGCCGAGATGATGGCGTCGTTCTTCTTCAATAAGGGCGAGCGCGAGCAGAAGTGGTCGATGAAGGGTCATGCCGTGGAGGCGTTCTACCGCTGGCTCTCAACGTGGTCGGTCTACGTCGGCGCTCCGAGCGACCTGGGATATCCGGACAACGGCTTCATCCTGCCCAAGATTGAGATCGAGTCCGCCATCGTGCGGGCCGAGATTCAAAGCGACGGGTGCTTGTTCTTCATGGGTCTCGGCGGCATCCGAGAGCGAGGGCAGGTGCGCCGGCAGACGATTGATGAGCGTGTGGACATGGCTCGGCGCGTTATCCAGAGCACCGACGAACAGGTGATCGCGTGGTGCGGGCTGAACGATGAGCAGAGTAAGCTCGCGGCAGCAATCAACGGCGAGTCCGTCAGCGTGTCTGGATCGGACTCGATGGAAAGCAAGCAGGAGAAGATTGTGGCGTTCCTCGCCGGCGATGCTCGCGTACTCGTGACCAAGCCGAAGATCGTCGGGTTCGGCATGAACTTCCAGTGCGCCAGCCGCCAGGTGTTCGTCGGCCTTGGCGACAGCTACGAGCAGTACTACCAAGCAATCCGCCGGTCGTGGCGGTTCGGCCAGACCAAGCCGGTGACCGTCACGATCGTACTGAGCGACACGGAAAGCGAGATCCTGGAGAACGTCAAACGGAAGGAGCGGATCGCGCTCAAGACACAACGAGCGATGGCTGGCCGCATGGCCGCCTACCAGAAAGGAGATATCGAAGTGAAGGATGACGACAGCATCGAGACCACCACTGGCGATGGATGGACGCTTCATCATGGGGATTGCGTCGAGGTCATGGATCGGATGGAGCCGGAGAGCGTTGATCTGTCGGTATTCTCGCCGCCGTTCTCCAGCCTGTACACGTACTCCGCGAGCCATCGGGACATGGGCAACTGCCGCGGTAAGGATGAGTTCTTCGAGCACTTCGCGTTCGTCATCGAAGGTCTCATGCGGGTGACGAAGCCGGGGCGTCTTGTGGCGTGCCACTGCCAGCAGATCCCAACCATGAAAGCGAAGGATGGCGTGATCGGGCTGACCGACTTCCGGGGCGATCTGATCCGGGCATTCATGGAGAAGGACTTCATCTATCATGGTGAGGTGGCGATCGACAAATGCCCGCAAGCGCAAGCGATCCGGACCAAGGCGAAGTCGCTGCTGTTCGTCCAGCTCGAGAAGGACTCGTCCTGGATGCGGATGGCGCTCGCCGACTACATCCTCGTGTTTCGCAAGCCGGGAGAGAATCCGACGCCGATCAAGAACGACCTGACTCGCGAGGAGTGGATCGAGTGGGCACGTCCGATCTGGTACGGCATCAGCGAAAGCAACACGCTCTCGAAGGCTGAGGCTCGCGAGGAAAAGGACGAGAAGCACATCTGCCCGCTTCAGCTTGGCACGATCCAGCGGTGCGTCAGGCTGTGGTCGAGCAAGGGCGATCTGGTGTTCTCGCCGTTCGCCGGGATCGGCTCGGAGGGGTATCAGTCACTACTCGAAGGGCGTCGGTTCGAGGGCGCGGAACTCAAGCCGAGCTACGCTCGTGCCGCGGTCAAGAACCTGAAGGCGGCAGTTAAGGTCGCCTCAACACCACTCCTGTTTGATCATTTGGAGGAGAAGTGATGCTCGCACCGAACCAGTCTGAGATCGTCCGAGAGATCCTTGCCGAGCGCGATAAGCAGGACGCGGCATGGGGCACTCCGAACAAGACCTTCCACACGTTCCTCGTCGTGCTCCAGGAGGAGATCGGCGAAGCCTGTCACGAGTGGCACGCCGAGCACTACCCGACCGACAAGGACGTTGGGTCGTACTCCGGTCTGCGCCGGGAGCTGATCCAGGTTGCGGCCGTGGCCCTGGAGATGGTCGAGTCGTTCGACCTTGGATACTGTAGGTAGAAAGAAGGAATTACATGACCGACAAGACCATCACCATCAGCAACATCGGCGGGGTGTCGTCGTTCTCACTGACGCTCAAGCCCGGCGTGACGGAACTGACCGGGAGCAACGGCGCCGGCAAGACGTGCACGATGAACGCCGTGTCCCGCCTGTTCGGCGCCGACGTGCCGCTGGAGCCTCGCGACGGGTCGTCCTCCGGAGAGGTCGTGGGCGATGGCGTCAAGCTCGTCGTGCGTAAGGTCGTGCGATCCACTGGCCATGCCGAGGTCGCTCTGGCCGACACGGGGCACCTGGCGACGCTCATTGAGCCGGCGATCAAAGATCCCGATGCGCGCGCCAAAGCCCGCATCCGGGCGCTGGTGGCGCTCCTGCGGATGCCGGTGGACGAGGCGTCGATCCGGACGCTTGCTGGAGATGACCAAGTAGCGACCGCCGCCATCCAAGAGATCAAGGACGAGATGATCGAGGATCTGCTCCAGGCGTGCGAGAAGATCCGCCTGGTGGCCCACCGGATGAAGCGTGGGCACGAGCAGTCGTCCGACGAGGCTCACGGGCGCGCGGAACTCCACGAGGCGCAGGTGATCTCGATCCGGACCAAGGCCATCGAGGTCGGCGGTCCGGTGGACCTGTCGCTCGACGAGGCGCGGAGACTCCAGTCCAGCGCCGAGACCGACTACCACACGGCGCGGGTGACCTGCCAGCAGCGGCAGGAGCTGGAGGCGCAACAGGCCGAGATCCGGGCGTCATTGGGTGAGCGGCCCGACCCGTCGCCGCACGCGCGGAAGCTCGAGATCCTCCAGGGCGACATCAACGCCGCCGGGACTGCGGTGCGCGAAGCCGAGAAGGCCCTGGAGTTGGCGCAGCGGCAGCTCGAAGACGCTCAAACGGCGCTCTTGGTAGAGCGCAAGACCGAGGCCGAGACCAAGGCCGCGCTGGAGCGCTGGGACGCGCAGGCGACCATCCTGCGGCGCGAGGTGACCGGTGCGCAGCTAGAGGAGGTCGGGATACTCGAGGCTACAACCAAGGGCGCCGCGGCGATCGTTGAGCGCGCCCGACTGTCCGAAGAGATCCAGCGATCCCAGGAACAGGCTGACGCCGAGGCCCGCAAGGCCCTGGAGCACCGGGAGCGGGCTGAGGCTCTGGAGCAGATCGCGAAGACGGTACGGACGCGCTTGGGCGACTTGCTCGCCGGGAGTCCCGCCGCCGGGCTGACCATCGAGAATGGGCGGCTTGCGGTCCTCGACGAGACCGGAAAGGCGCTCGACTTCGAGACCCGGCAGAGCGATGGGCAGCGTGTCCGAATCGCGCTCCAGATTGCCAAGGTGGCATATCGAGGCCTCGTGGTCCCGCTCGATGGGCGGTACTGGATGGCGCTCGACGAGGCGCACCAGGCGGAGTTCGCGCGGATCGCCGAGGAGGCTGGATTGTACGTGCTGACGGAGCGGCCCACCGAGGGCCCGCTGGCGGCGGCGCATGTGAGTACAGCATCGTACTCTGGACCCACTTTTGAAACCAACAACCGCGCCGGATCTCCGGCCACCCCGCCGACGTAAGTTGGCGGCATTACACCACACCACGCCACAACACCGCACCTCACGACACGCCACGACACGACACGCCACAACACGACACGACACAACACTCCACAACACGCCACACCACGCAACATCACATCACATTCGTGCGGCTCCTCATCATGCGGAGTCGCACTACCACGAAAGGAGAAACTATGAGGATTGCTGAAATCGAACTAGAGTCTGTGTGCGCCTACGGTCAGTCGCGGGACCACAGAACGCCGAAGCTGGACAAGGAGAAGGACAACGCCTGGGAGGAGCGTACGTGGCGGAACAAACTTCACGTGAACGATGATGGATACGTCGTCATTCCGGCGATGGGGATCAAGTTCGCGATGGAAACCGCAGCGACGCGCCTTGCGATCGCCATTCCTGGGAAGGGCAACCAGCGCTACACGAAGAACTTCAAGTCGGGGCTTCTAATTACCGAGAATCCGGTAACGAACGTGAAGGCCGCTGATGTCAATCCCATCGTGATTTCGGCCAATCCTCGCGGTAAGCGAGGAGTTGGCACGCGCGTACCTCGCTGGATTCCCGTCATCACCTCGTGGCGCTCGAAGTTTATCGTGTACGTGATTGACAACGAGATCACGCCTGAAGTGTTCGAGCGCGTTCTGGTTGAGGCTGGAGAACTCATCGGCATCGGACAGTTCCGCGGCGAGAATGGCGGTACTCAAGGCCGATTCCGCGTCATGTCGATCAAGTGGTCTGATAGAATATAAGGAGGTGACTGATGCCAGGAACCGAACGGCCGAACTTTCAAATATCTGTCGAGGCAGAGGCTCTGATTCGTCTGCTCGTGGATTGTCCTGTCGGTAGCACGATCGACTACAAGGCGATGAATGATGCGTGTGGCGTTCTCGTGCGGGATCGAAAGTGGATCATCGCGACGGCCCGCAACCACATGCTCAACGATCACCAAGCGGTCTTCGCTGCGATCCGTGGGGTTGGTCTAAAACGCCTGACCGATTCAGAGATCGTTGCGTCTGGTGACGACCACTGCCGGCGAATTCGACGAGCCGCCAAACGTGGCATCCGACAGATCACCTGTGTCAGCTTCGAGGCGATGAGCACAGAGGATCGCGCGCGACACAATGCGCGGCTGTCAGTGCTCACCGTCATGCATAGCATCACACGACCGACCGAGGCGAAGAAGCTCGAATCGGCGGCGCAGCAGCAACGCCTGTCTGTCGATGCAACGCTGAAACACTTTCTTGGACAGAATCCGGCCGGATCTCCGGCCACCCCGCCGGCGTAAGCATGGCGGCAATACATTACGCCACAACACATCACTCCACGCCACGTCACTCCACGAAACGGCACCTCACTCAACGACACATTACAGCACGGGCGGCGCTTCATGTCGGGGCGCCGCCCACCTTCCACGAGTTGCGAGGTAACCCATGATCACCATCACCGCCCTCGGCCCTCCGATCGGACAACCACGGCAGCGGCACGGGATCGTGGCTGGCCACGTCCGCAACTGGACGCCCACGAAACACCCGGTGAACGCCTACAAGGCGACGATCCGGGAGGCTGCCGCTTCTGCCGGCGTGACGCTCCTGGACGGCCCGGTCGCGCTGTTGATCGTGTTCGTGTTCCCGCGACCGAAAAACATGGTCTGGAAGCGGAAGCCGATGCCGTCCGTGTGGCATGTGAAAACGCCCGACCTTGACAACTGTTGCAAGGCCACGATGGATGCACTGTCCGGGATCGCCTGGCGCGACGATGCGCAGGTAGCGGACATTCGCGCTCGCAAACGAATCGCCGCGGGCGACGAATCCCCGCGGACTGTGGTTTCAATTCACCATCTACTGGAGACTGACCATGACGACAGCGACGATGACCGATGAGACCCGCACGGACGAGAGCGAGTGGATCGAGGAGCTGACCTCGGCGACGGCGATCAACGCCCGGATCAAGGGCCTGACGCCGGCACAGCGCGCCAGCCTGGTGCGCGGCATGATGGACGAGGCCCTGGAGCAGCTCAAGGCGTGCTTCAAGGATGCCAAGGACGCCGGGATGCAGTTCCCGCCGGCCTTGGACGAGGTCCTGCTCCAGCTCGTAGAGGCGCGCGCGATCGCCTACTCCTACGCCCGGCCGATGCTGGGGCTGGCGGAGTCCAGAAAGTAGCCAGTCTAGCGCCGAAATCTTTTTCGGAATAATCTCTACTTGCCGTTGAATTGTGCCGATAAACGGGAGTAGAATGAGCACATGAGACACGAGGAGACAACCACAACACCTAACCCGGAGGCAGCCATGAGCGCCATCATCCGCGAGTCCGCCAGAGTCACTGAGGGCACCAACCGATTCGGCGAGACTTACTACGCGATCGAAGACGAGGCGGGGCTGGTCTCTGTACACCTCACTCGCGAAGAGGCCGAGAACGCCTTGCGCGGTGAGCGCGAGATGGCGGAGCCGCTGATCTCGATCGGCTAGCGCCCCCGGGCCTACGCGGGCCACCCACCAACGACCCGCTACCATCCATGTCAACAAAAGGAGATACCGCCATGACCGCCGACCCCAACCCGCCCATGACCATGCTTGAGCGACTGACCGAGATCGCCCGCAAGCACCGACTGCTCGACGACGATCACCCGACGTTCGAGATCAGAGGCCGCGACTCGCTCGACTTTCTCGATGTGAGCGTCCGCGCGATCGGTCAGGCGCTCGACGAGGCATACCGGACCGGCGCGAAGCTCGCGATCGACAAGATGGAGCGGAAGCTGAAGGAGATCATCCGATGAAGGCGAAGGACATCAAGCTCGGAGCGACCTACTCAGTCAAGGTCAGCGGCAACATCGTTCCCGTCCGGATCGTGCGCCCGCACTACCTGAGCGGATGGGTCGGCGTCAGTCTGCGGACCGGGCGCGAAATTCACATCAAGTCGGCTCGGAGGCTGCGGTCGCTGGTCGCTCCGGCACCAAATCAGGATGGCTCCAGATGAACATCCACACATACCGCCAGTACACCACCAAGAGTGGGGACATTTGCTTGGCCGGCGCGCACATCCACATCTCCAAGAAGGCGATGCCTCGGGTCAAGCACTTCCCGGCGCACGCGAAGAACCCGCGCGAGTTCACGGCGGTCGAGTTGGGCGACGACTGCGCGCTGTTCCTCTCCGTCGCGCAGCTCCGGCACCTTGTCGATAGCGCCGACACCGCGCTGGACGCCATCAGTCAGGACGCTTCCGGCTGTCCAGACTGCGGCGCGACCCGCCCCCAGGACAACGCCGCAAATTGTCCGACCTGCTGCGAGGAGCTGGAGAGTACCGAGGCGACGGTCCGGCACGGGAGGGTCGAGCGATGACCACCTACCGCATCACGACCAAAGCCGGCGCGCGCATCGAGATCAGCGTCCCCGGCGAGCAGCCGAGGCCGCACCCGGTCTCCTGCGAGATCCAGCCGAACGACGTGGCCGAATGGCTCCCGGATGGCGTCCACCACCGCGACGTGGTGACGGTGGACTACCTCGCCGGGTGCCTGTCCTGCGGCAGCGAGACCGACGATCACGAGGACTGGTGTGAGCTGAGGATCGACCAATGAATGCACTCGCCTGGCATTTCACCGCCGGCACGCTCCGCGACGGACGGTCGATCCCTCCGATCGGTGAAACCCTCCGACACGACGGCCCGGTAGTACCGTGTGAATCGGGCCTGCACGCGTCCGAGCAGCTGATCGACGTTTTGCAATACGCTCCGGGGCTGCACCTTCATCGGGTGACTCTCGGCGGTCAGATCGTGCGGCACGGCGTCCTCACGGACAAACTGTGTGCATCCGAGCGAACTATCCTCTGGTCACTGCCCGAGGTCGTCATGATCCCAGTCATTGTCGAGTGGGCGCGGGTCGTGGCAATGCGGGCGGTTCGCAAAACCCTGGCGGCGGTGCTGCGGGCTGCTGCGGAGGGAATGTCGGATGATGATGCCGCAATGCTCCGAGGTCATGCTGATCGGTGCGAGGCGGCGCAGGATCTGGACGCCGCCTGGGCCGCCGCCAGTGCCGCCAGGGACGCCGCCAGTGCCGCCTTGGCCGCCACCAGGGTCGCCTGGGCCGCCGCCAGTGCCGCCAGGGACGCCGCCAGGGTCGCCAGGGACGCCGCCTGGGTCGCCGAGCGCGGTCGCCAGGAGACCGAACTGGTTGCCCTGGTCATGGCCGCGCACGAGGAGGACATTCGATGACCGGCTTCGTCCGCTCCTCCGACCGATCCAGGCTCACGCAGCAGCAGCATCGCGCCGTCCTGACGCTTTGCCGCTGGTATCTCGCCAACCCATGCCACGCCGCCGGCGTCGAGATTGACCGGATCGTCAAGGCGGAAAACAAGCTTGCGATGGCGGACCTGGACCGACCAACGAATGCGTTCGTCCGAGCCTACGATGGCGCACGCCTCACGATCCGGCAGCACCGATCTCTCTGCGCTCTCGTCCGCTGGTGCCTCGCGCTGTCCGAAAGTCAACGCCCGCTGGCCGTGGAGATCGAACGACTTGCGAAGGCTGCACCGAAGCTCTACGCCATCCTCGAGCTGTCGTCACAGCAGGCGCGCCGCTCCGCCGGCCAGAAGGTGAAGACCACGGGCGGGAGACCGGATTCATACTGGCAAAAGCGGATCACCGCCGCCCGCTTTCTCAAACGCCAGAACAGCGGCAGGACTATCTACGTGGAGAAGATCGGATGAGCGTCAGGGTCCACATCGACAGCGATTCGAAGCCGACCGCCAAGCGGTTCATGGAGGGAGAGGACGGCGCGAGCTTCGTGAAGATCGAGTTCAACGGAGCGTGCGGACTGGTCGAACTCTACATGAGCGCGAAGCAGGCCGACGAGATGATCGAAGCAATGAAGAAACCAGAGGTGGTGAAATGACATCCAACCTGCCCGGCGATTGCCGCGACTCCGACCTGCCTGGATGCTCGACGCGAGATGCCCTCTGGGATCGCTGCCACGAGCAGGCGTGCCACGAGCTGCGCGGCGACTCCGACGACTGCCGCGACACCAGGCTGGAGTACCTCGAGTGCCTCAGCTACGACAGGCACATGGAGATCCTAAGGGCGCTGGCCACGGCTACCGGTAGCTCCATGCGAGTACTGTTCGACCACCTCAAGGAGTGCGAGGCGGCGGCCAAGGCGGCGGGCGTCGTGCTCCCGAAGCAACGGCTGATGCCAGCGAGCGATGCCGCCGCCCGCGCTGCGTTCGCGCGGCTCCTCAAGACACTGGAGGAGATCAACGCGGACGCGGTGAACGACCGGATTGAAGAGCTGATGGAGCCGCAGGGATGAATGATATCAAGCAGTCAAAAATCCTTAGAGCCCACGACACATACTCCCTCAGTCGCGCGCCGCTGGCGACGGCGGAACAGATCGACAAGATGACGCAGGAGATCGTCGGCAAGATCAATATTGCTGTTCGCGTTGCGCAAAGCATGTCGAACGGCATGGCCATGCAGCGATACGCGGAGCTGATGGCACAGGCACAGGTGATGCCGTGCCCGATCTGCTCGGCCTTCGTATCTCCGCTGCTGGCGGAGCGCGCCGGTGAGGTTTTCGGCATCATGGCTGGCGACAAGCCGACTCGCATCTGCCCGTTGTGTTGGACGCCTCTTGCGCAGGTCGGAAGATCAGATCGCTCTGTGTGGTGGTGGAGCATCAACTACGACGCCTTCCCTGGGCTCCGCGAGCACGTCGCAGATGTCACCAGGCGTCGGTCGCAGAACGGAGACTCGACCGATGAACATTGACGACCTACGCGAGATCATCGGTGCGCGTGCCGGAGATTGCCGATCATGCGGCAAGAAGGTACTGTTCGCCATGGACGACAAGGGTACGAAGCAGATTCTCGATCTGGTCGCGCCCTGCTTCGTGGTCGAGTGGACAAATGGGACAATGGTGGTCCGCCGCGTGCCGGTTACGTACGTAAGTCACTTCGCGACGTGCCCGAACGCTTCGCAGCATTCGAAGAGGAATCAACCATGAGCCGCCAAACCGATTTGTTCTGCGAGCAACCGCCACCGATCAGAGACCCGCGCGTGACGGACATCGAGAAGCCGCGCCTGAACCGGCAGGCCATCAAGATCCTGGAGCGTCTGCGACACGGTGAATCAACGAATTCCGAGCTTGCCCGGATTGCGATCCGCTACAGCGCGCGCATTCATGACTTGCGAAGAGCTGGCTACCGCATCGAGATCATCTCGCGAGACCGCGAGAGCGGATTGAACGTCTATGCGCTGATGGAGGATGTTCGATGACCGCGATAGCCGACATCCACTGGCGGGCGTGTGAAACGTGCAAACACTTGCTACGAGCCCCAGCAGATGGCGAACCGCTTACCATACTGACCATTTGCGAGATCGACATGTCCGAACTCAAGCAGGGATTCATTATTGACAGCCCCGAGCTGCGTTGCGGTTGCTACGAGGATGAGGTAAAGAGCGATGAGTGAGAAGAGATGGGCTGTTGTTAACAGTCGATCGTTAGGTCTGACTGTCGGTGGAAAGCGATACACCAATAAGGGGTCGTGGGAGATCAAAAAGGTCACCGTCCCCGGCCCCGGAGAAATGATCGTGCCGGTGCAGGATCTGTTGACGCTCGTTAAGGCATCCGGGTATCGACCGAACACAGACGAGCACGACATCACGTCGGGCGAATACGTCGAGGCGTATTCACGCCTTCGCGCCCTG